TCGCGGTGTCCTCAGGCTCGAACGCCACAACATGCGCCGCGTGATGCGCGCGCGCGGTGCGCAACGTCTCCAGATGCGTGGCGTCGCCCTCCAGCACGATCACGCCTTTGCGACGCAGGCCAAGCGCGGTTTCGTCCGGCAAGTCCTGCGCGATCAAGATCACCGCGTCCTTGTGCTTGCGGCAATCGAGCGCCAGGGAGAGCGCGGCCGGACTGTCGCCCGCGATGACGACATGGCGCCTGGCGCCGAGATTGAAGATTCGCGCGAGAGAGCGGCCGAGCTGGCCTGAGAAAGCAAACAACAGACCAACGGCAGGCGCGGCGATAGCGGCGAAGCGCACGAGTTCGCGCAAAGGCTCTCGCGCGTCGAAGTATTCGTCCCACATCGAAACGGCGCTGAGCGTCCGATAGAAGGCTTCAAGCAGGCCTTGGTCACGCCACAAAAATAGACCGCCGCCGATCCAAATCAGCGTCAGGAGGATCACGACCCCCCAACGAAACGCCCCGGCCCGGGTGTGTGAGATCGCGGTCAACCAGGCGGCCGCCCGCGAACGGGCATTGGCGTAGGTATGGGCCATGGCGTGCACTCTCCCCCGCTCCCCAGCGAGCGCCATGATGCTGCGCCGAAGCGCCGGGGTCCAGCGTGAACCAGTTGCGGGGATCGACACTTTTGCCTAGCTCTGGCGCCTGCGTGGCCCCGTAGCTCAGCTGGATAGAGCAGGTCCGTCCTAAGCCGACAGGACCGTGCAGCAATCAATCGCTTAGATGCAAACCGCGCCCGAAAACGGTCGTTGTTGTCATTCAGCTTTTTGTTTTGATGCAAACCGTCAGCCGCCGCTGCGACGCTTCAGCCGTTCCAGCCACGCCAGCGCGATCCGCTCCGCGTCGGCATAGCGCTTGGCGACGCGATCGACGTCTTCCGTCGTCCAGCCCACCATCTCCGCGACCTCTTCCTTGGCGAAGCCGAGGCAGCGCATGTGCGTGACGAACGTCCCCCGCGCATCGTGTAAGGTCTTCGCGATCGGCGCCGCATCGTCGGGCTCGGTCGGATAGAAGTTGATTCCTGCGCCACCGTTCGCGGCATCGCGCACCTTGAAGAACGTCGATGACAGCCCGTCAGGCGTCCACTTCTTGCCGCGCGTGTTCACCAGCACCCAGGGCCGTTCAGCGCGCTTCTCCTCACCAGGATCGAGCAGCTCAAGCACGGCGTTGAGATCCGGCGTGCGCGGGATAATCACCGGCGGCGGCGCCTTCTTGCCGGCGGTGCGGGCGCGGCGTGCGGACTTACGCGCGCGCAGCGTGATCGCGTTGGGACCGACGTCGCGCCAAGTCAGGTTGACCAAGTCTTCGCGCCGCAGGCCCGTGTAGCAGGCCAGCATGAGCGCCAGCACGATCAGGGGCGGCGTGTTCGGCTGCGGTGTTCCCGCCTTGCGCTTCACCGCCCACGCCGCACGCGCCGACGCCTCGAACGCCCGCACGTCTTCGCTGAGCCAAATGATGTCGGACCGATCGGCGTTGGCGAAGTTCTTGATCCCCTCGGCCGGGTTCGCCGCGCAATGGCCCTTGCTCTTCCCCCAGTTCAGCGCCTTCGAAATCACGTCTTGCCGCTTGTCGGCGGCGGCTGGTCCATTCGTCGCCGCGATGTGTTCAAGCCATTCCGTGATCTTCGCTTGCGCGCGCTTGGCCGTCAGCAGCGACGCAGGCATCTGGCCGATCGGACTGTCGATCACATCATCGACCGGCTTCATCTCGCTCTTCTTCGTCGAGTCCGAGCGGTTCTTGAAGGCGGGGCTCGCCTTCCATGCCGAGACGATTCCGCCGACGGTGCGCGTGTCGATCTTCGGGTTGGTCGAATTCGCGAAGCCGAGCGCGAGCTTCTTGGCGCCCTCGTCGCTGGCCTCCTGGGCTTCGACATCGGCGCGCGTGTCGCCCTCGAAGCGCGCCAGCAGCGGCGCACCGCGCCCGCGCCAGGCGTACCAGAGGCGCGCCCAGCGGCCGCCTGCCAGCCGCTTCCAGACCTTATTGGCGCCCGGGAGTTCCATGCGTCTTTTTCCAGGCGGCGAGCGCGGCATCGGCTGAAGTTTCCCCCTCGGCCAACCCAGGCGCCGCAGCTGCGCTGGAGTCAAGCACTGTCACCCCGCCGTCGGGCTGCAAAGTGAAGCCGGTCGGGTTCAGCCCCTCCTCGCGCGCCAGCTTGAAGGCGCGCTTGACCTCGGCGTCAGAGGCGTAGCGGCAGCGGGGGCGGCGGGGCTCAGGCATCGCCGCCGGTCCAAAACGGATTTGGGCAGCGTTTGTTCGGCTCGTAGCCGTTAGGGCCGCAATTGCAGAAATCTGGCGAGCAGTGATCGTGGCCGTCGTCCTCCATCGTTCGACACGTCAGTTCTAGGAGCTCGTCGACGGTGCGCGCGAGAACGAACTCTTTTAGGCGCTGGCCCTTCGACGTCAGCCATCCGCCGCGCGGGGACGTGCCGTACTCGATGATGTCGGCGTCGCAGAGTATGTTGATCAGAAGCCACGCCACGGTGGGCGTCAGCACCGCGCTGAGTTTTTCGTGATGGTATCCGCCATTCTCAGTCCGAGCGCACAGTTCGAGGAACTGACGCAAGGCCGGAATGATGAACTCCTCGCCGGTGCCATATCCGTAGCCGAACACGTGCGATTCCCAGTCGGTGAAGTGCTGTTCGATCGTTTTCGTCATGGCTGCGCGTCCTTCGGCAAGACCTTCCCGCAATCGTCGCATGTAAAGTGGTCACCGTGATCGGTGTATTCGCCTTCGTGCGCGCAAATCGTCTGCGCTATTGTGATAGCATCGCTCATGTCGCGCGTTCGCTCGCACTCGATCAGGATGCCCATCGGGTTGCGCGGGCGGCCTTTGTATTTCTGCGCCTCCGTCATCGGCTGAAACTGAAAGTCGATCGGCAAACCGGTGCGCGCCGAGATCCATTCAGAGAGCGCCGCGTTCAGCAGCCGCAGCCGCACGCGCTGGCCTTTGAAGCGCTGATCGAACTCGTCGTCGCTGAGGATGCAGCGAATATCGACGTCTCGATAGGTCGCGCGCTCCATGCATGAGCCGACAAGGTAAGCGTCGAAGCCGGCATCATTCAGCACCGCGCACGCCGCTTCGAGCGCGAAGTTCTGCGCGACGGTGAGGTAGTTGACCCGATCGCTCATGCTCTGGTGAACGGCATGCGCCGCCCCTGGTTTAGGTGCGTGATGATCTCTTCTCGCATCTCGTCGCGATGATCGCGCGGATCATAATCCGGCCCGCACCATGGAAAAGGATCATCCCCGCCAGCGCGTTCTTCTTCGAGGTTGGCTTCGCACTCCAGGGCCAGAAGCGCCTGCTGCACCTTGACCAGAAGATAAGGCAGCACCGCGTTGATCACCGGCACAGCCGATCGACCTGAACGTTGCCATTGAAATTGCGTGCGGTGGCGCGGATTCTTTGGCGTGTAAGGAATGATCTTCCCGCCCCAGATCGATGCGGCCAAATCGTGCGGCTCGCGCCGCGTTCCAGCGATCCCTACAATCGCGCAGTGATAGCGCTTCCCTTTGCGCACCACGCGCTGAATTGAAATGTAGCCGTCGCTGTCGATGACACCCGCGAGGTAGGCCAGCGTGGTCGCGCCGGACGTGCCGTCGGCGTTGGCGGCCCATTCGATCGAGGTTTGCTCAGCCATCCGCCTTCCCTTCCGAGTCCATACGATCGAACACGCCTTGCCAGCGCTCGTCGGTTTGCCCCTTTGTCAGGCCAGGCAATCGCTCCTCGCCGGCGATCGCGACGTAGCCGCTGGTTGCGACGCCTGGAGCACGCACGCCGTCGATCTTCTCGATCATCACCGCCGCCGGCGGGTCGTAGCGTTCATCGACGACGCCGCGCAGCTCCGCTTCGGCCTCGGCGAATTGGCGCGCCATCTGCAGCGCCTCGCGTGCGCGCTTGAGCTCTTCCAGCGCTTCCGCGATCATGCCGCACGCTGCGTTCATTTGCAGCGCGCTGATGTCGGCGAAGCCCAGCTCGATGAGGAGCGCGCTCACGCGCTTTCCGTTTGGCGTCTGGCCGGGTGCGTTCATCATGGAAAATCCTTCAACACTTGGCGCGCCTTCGATTTGTATTCCCAGGCCTGCTGCCCATAGACGCCGTCGCCGGCAGCGATCTCCTGCAGCGTGCTGCGGTAAGCTTCGCGCGCTGCGTCGCCGCGCTTTGGATCAGGCACGCGCTTCAAGATCGTGATCGCGCGCGCCCGGTGCGGGATGCGGGTCAGCCAACCGCGCTCCTCGAGCCCGTTCAGCATGCGCTGTGTGCCGGCCTTCGATTTGAGCTGCAGCGCGTCCGTGATCTCCTGGTTCGTCGGCGAACAGCCGAACTCATCGACGTAGCGCTGCACGTAGAGCATCAGGTCGCGCTGGCGGGGTGTGAGGTTCATGTCCCTACCCGTTCGAAGATTGTGTTGAGCTCATCGCGCTGCCGGAATGCGATGACCTCCCCGCTCGGCGACTTGACGAACCAAGTCTCTCCGGCGAACGGCAGAAGGTAACCCTGCTCCGCCCCAGCATCCGCGTCATCAGCGAACATGGCGACGGCAAACAGCACGGCGCCGAACGCGCTGTAAGCGACGCACTCAACGCCCTCGTGCTCACCATCGAGGTGTTCGCTCCAGACTGTGTAGGTGGCGGGCTCACTCATCGCGTCGCCTTCCGCTTTGCTTTCGCCGTGTGTTTCAGCTTCGCCACCGCCATGATCGCGGGCTTCAGCTCATCGGGCGCGGCGTCGTAATCGAGGCCACGGCCACGCGGGCCCTTCGTCAGCAGCGGCAGCATCGCGCGCGGAATCGCTTCCCAGTTCGACGGGTCCGCATTCGCTCGGTTGCCGTCTATGCATTTCAAGGCATGGTCATCCGGGAGCGGGCCGTTCTTCTGCTCCCAAAGCCACTTGTGTTTCAGCACGTAGCGGCGCTCGAAGCCGGTGTGCGGGTTCGTCTCGTCAACGCTCATCATGACGTAGCCGTCCTTCGTCATGCGCTCGTGGCCGGCGTGCTTCGTATTGTGCGGCAAGCCGCCTTTCTTGAACTGCGTGCGCTGCGCATTGGGGTGGTTGCCGCCGACACCGGGCGGCATCTTCTTGCCTTTGTTCGGCGACGTTTGGCCTTTCTCGAATTGGCCGGTGCGGCCAGTTTTCCAGCGGCGCCGCTTGCGCAACGCATGAAGCTTCTCAGCCGAGACATCACGACCGAACGCCGCGTTGAACTGCGCCGTGTAGTCGGCGATTGGCAGCAGGCGGTTGGTCTCAAGCCAGGCCATTTCCTCTGCGGAATACGCTTTGGCGGCGCCCTTCATCTTCGCACGACTGGCGGCGCGCCCGACGCGCCAACCCATGCGCACGCGCAAGGCTTTCAGGTTCTCCGGCGTGAGGTCACGCCCGAACTCCGCATTGAACGCGGCGGCGTAATCACTCATCACCAGCGAGCGGTTCGCTTTGAGCCACGCCATTTCGGCGGCGCTGTAAGAGATGGCCTTGCCTCTCATTCGTCGTCGCTCGCGATATGGCGCGGCGACTCCAGCAGCGGCAGCCCTTGTCGCACGCTGGCGCCGTATTCGCCGACGAGCTTGGCCGCATTCAGCGACACGTTCGCGCTGCGGATCAATTGCTCGCTGATCTCCGCGATGGCTTCGGCGCGCTTGCACTCGGCCTCTAGGGCATCGCCCGTCAGATCCTCGTCGCCCAGCCGCTCGAGCTGCGCGAAAAGGTGATTGTTCAGGTCGCCTATCTTGTTCTTCATTGCCGTCAGCGCCTCCCCGTCGGCGCAACAAACGCCGCAAAGAGCAGAGCCAGCGCGAGGAACAGAGCGCTCATCGCGCCACCTCAATCGTCAGAAGCGAGCCGGCGCCAGCCGACAGCACCAGCGCACCGACGGCGACGACGTAACGACCGGACTGCAGCAGCGGCATGAAGGCCTCGGTCTCGATCGCGCGCTTGGCCGTGCCGACCAGCCAAACGCCGGTAAGCAGGATCACGCCGCCGCCGCCCAGCAGCAGCAGCGCAAGCAGCCCATCGGGTTGCGCGTTCGTGAGCTTGGTCCACGACCAGATCGTCGTCGCGATGATCACGCCCCACAGCAGCAGCGAGGTCACAACAGCGGCGGCGACGGACACCCAAACCTTCACCTGCATCGGCTCAGCCCTCCAGCATCATGAAGAAAGCGATGCCCCACACGCAGCCGGTCAGGGCTTCGGCAAGGCCGGTGTTGTTCTTGAAGTAGCGGCAGGCCAGGTCGTACGCGCCGCCGATGGCGAGCGAGGCGACGACCAGCACGAAGAGCGGCGCCGCGGTTTGATCGCGCCACGCGACGAACACGAAGAGCGGGAACGCGAGGAGCCCGCGCGAGCTCATCACGATGAAGTCGCGCAGCCGCAGCGGGCGCACATCGAGGCCGAAGATTTTGCCTTCGCCTGGTTTGGCGAGCGGCGAGACGCCGGCGTCAAGCGCGCCGTACCAGCCCGGCAAGCGCCACAGCAGGAAGGTGAGCCCGGCGAGCGCGCCGATGCCGCCGTACGTGAACCAGCCGACGATGATCGCCAGCAAGCCCATGTAGTAGATGCTGCGGCCCGGCAGACCGAGGCGCTTGCGCCAGCGCTTCTGTCCGCCGGCCAACCAGTTCGAGACGCCGCCATAGGCGACGAACGCGGCGAGGGTTGCGAAACCTTCCGGCATCAGAAGTTCACCTCCGCCATGTTGAGCGCGTGGCAGCGGCATGCGCTGGCGAGCGTTTGGCCCGGTCGCTTGGCCGCATCGAGCTTGGCCATCAGCACGGGCAGCGTGCACTTCTGCGCCTTCGCCGAAGCTTCGATCGAGCGCCAGAACTCAGGTTCAAGTGCTACGCTGGTGCGTTTGCCGGCGATGCGCATCGAGCGCTTTTCGAGGTAGTGCGTGGGCATGTGTGTCGGTGTCCTTTGCGTTGATCGGTTAGCCGCGCGCCAAGAGGCCGGCGCGTCGGGCGCCGGTGAGTGCGGCCATCGCTTCGTGTGAACCGCCGGTGTCGGGGTGAGCCGTCTTGGCGCGCTCGCGGAACGCGGCTTCGATCTCTTCCTTCGTGGCGTCGCGCGAGACGCCGAGGATTTCGTACCAGTGCTGCGGTTGCTGCGGTGACGGCAGCGCCGTGAAGCCGGTGAAGGCGCGCTCGATCATGTGACCGCCGCCGTGCCGATCGAGCCCGCGCAGATGCTCGATGGCGTGACCCAGCGAGTGCATGTTCTCGTGCGGCGTCTGGTAGAGATCGCAGGCCATCGCCATCGCCTTGCCGTCGAGCTCGAAATAGACGGCGACCCCAGCGTCGGTGATGACGCGCCGCGACGCATCGGCGTAGGGCTGGCCGTCTTGCCGGATCGGCACGTTCGACGAGATCACGGCGTTGCGCGCGCCCAGCATGCGGATTTGGTCAAGCAGATTGCGACGTGCGCGATCGGGCGTGACCTTGAAGCGCGAGCGGCCTTGCCGATGGATCGGCGTGCGCGGCCAGCCGTGCGGCCATTGGAGCGGGTAAGCTTGGGTCAATTGCTTGCCCCCTCACTGGGGAAGTGCGCAAGAATCCACGCCATCGACGCGCGCTCCAGCGCACGCACCGAGTCGTCATGGCCATCGCCGCGCTCGATGCAATCCGCTGCGGCCCGGAAGAATGCGGCGCCTTCGGTGCGGAACTGCATTGTCATCATGATCGACGTCGTCGCGCCGATCACCATCGCCAGCGCGTTCTCTCGCGTGCAGCCCTCGATGATTGCGACCGCATTGATGAGCGAGACCACGCCCTGCGCGACGCGGGTGTTCGTGGCCTCGGAGTGATCTTGGTCCGCCATGTGCATCGGCTCAGCTCCGCTTCTTCGCGGCGGTGTCGGCAGCGCCGGCGCCCTTGGCGATTGCGCGCACGGCCTCGATCGCGGCGAGCTGCAGCGCGGGGCTTTCGATCGAGCGGAAGGCAAGCGCCAAGGCCTGCCCGTTTGGGGTACGCAGGAGATCGTCGGCGGCTTGGTTCGATGTGGCGCCGATGCCGCCGATCAGCTCGTCGATCGAGCAGCCAAGCGCACTGGCGATGCCGATCAGCCTGCTCGCCGCGATGCGGTTCTTGCCGATCTCGTACTTCTGCACCTGTTGAAAGGTGAGTCCGAGATAATCGGCCAGCATCTCTTGGCTCATGCCGAGGCTGATGCGTTTCATGCGCACGCGGGCGCCGATGGTTTTGTCGTCGGGGGTCGCTGCTCTGGACATAGCGATCAGGCCTCCGCTCGTGGCAGCACGTGCATGAACGGCTTGATCTCGACGTGGGCCGGCGTGTTGCTGGGGCGCTGGTCAAGGACGCTGACGACTTCGACCTCGCGGATGCCGCGCTGCGTATCGACTTCGACCTTGTCGCCCTCCTTCACCTCGACGCCTTCAGGCACGGCGTAGGTGTAGGAGCGCTGATCCCACGGATTGAATAAGACTTGCACGTAACGCATTGGGCTCACTCCTGCTTGCGTTCTGGATAGGGCGCGCCGCCATCGAGGCTGGCGACATGCGCCAGCGCTTCATCGAGCAGCGTGCGGGCGGCTGCGGCTTGCACGGGCGTCATGCAGCCGTCGCAGCCCGACAGCCTGATCTCGCCGTCAGCGTTGACCTCGACACGCTGCAGGCGTCCCGTGATCTTGATGTCAACAGCTTGGTAGAAGGTGCGGCGCTGCATCAGACCAGGCTCCCCGACACTGAGTTCGGTGGGCGATCGCCGGGGAAATCATCGTCGGCTTCGAGGCGCTTCTGGATCGCGGCCTTGGCGTCATCGATCAGCAGCTCGACGGCGGCGCGCACTTCCGGGGACGCATCGATCAGCTCGCGCTGGAAGAGCGAGCGGACGCCGTCGCAATCGGCCAGCGTCTTGCAGTCGGCCAAGGTGTTGGCGATCGACTGTTCGAGTTCGCTGGGCTCACGCGCCGCCTTCCTCGGCTTCGGCTCCGGCTTCGGCTTCTCCGCAGGCGGGGCTTGGCCTTCGCCCCCGTCACCACCATCAGCCTTTGGCGCGTCGGCGCCTGCGGAGCCCCCGCCGCTGGGGGAACTGGTTTGTTGTTGCGGTTTCTCCGCAGCCGGAGGCGGCGCCGATTGACGGCGCGTCGCCGCGTTCGTGGCCGGCGGGAAAATCTCTTCGGGATCGCGCTCCTCTTGCTGGATCGCGGTGAGGAAGCCCCCGAGCGTGACCAGGTCTTCGAGCCCGATCTCGACCAGGCCTTGCTTGCCCAGCGCGGCGAGGATTTGCTGCTCCGTCACGCCGTACGGCTTGAACGCTTCGAGCGCGCGGTTGCGCCGATCCGCGAGCGTGGCCAGCGTGCCGGCGACGGTGCGCTTCGCGTTGACGTAGGCTTCATCGGTGAGCGCACGCGGGATGCCGCGCAGGATGGCGTTGCGCAGCGCGATCGACGAGGCCGCGGCGCCAGTGACTCCGATCATATCGATATTGAAGCGCCGGCCCTCGGAGTCGATGATGCGACGCCCGACCTCGATCCCTACGGCGACGTTGCGCTGCAGGTCGATGAAGATGCCTTGCGCGATGACGAAGTTCTCCGTCTCGGCCACGATGCGGGCGGTGGCGCGGCAATTGCCCCAGGCGCCCATGGCCATCTCGGCGAAGCGGATCGAGGGGCCTTCGATCTTCTTGCCGGCGCGTGGCAGCGCATAGATGCAGCTGCGCGCGATGGACTCCGACAGCGTCACCTGCCCGATCAGCTCTTTGCGGAATTGCTCAAGCGAGCGCGGGTACTTCTTGGCGGTGGCGATCTGCTGGTTCACCTCGGCGGCGGAGACGCCCATCTGTTCGAGGTTGACGCTGATCTCCTGACCGTCTTGGTCGAGGTCGATCACGCGGGGTGCGGGCGCGTTCATTTAGTTCTTCTCCTCAGTGAGCGCAGCTGAGAGCGCGTCGAGCGTCGGTTTCAGAAAGAACCCGTGAGCCTTCGGATCATCGATCTCACCACCGAGTTCACGTATGGCGTAAATGAAGCCCTCTTCCTGCGAGGTGGCCTCGCTCCAGATTTTGTATTTCTCCTGAATCCGCGCATGCATCGCGTGATATTCGGTGATGGCCTCCTTCGCGATCTCGCGCGCCTGCAACACGCGTGTGCGGAGGAGTTCAATTGCTTCGGTCGTCACTTCGTCTGCTCCTTTTTCTCTGAGCCCATCAGCCCCGCTGCCGCGTCGGCAACCGACACGCTTGCGGCAGCGATCTGACGAGCCTGGGATTTGATGTTGTTCTCGCGCGCCATACCTTCGATCATTCCGAAGTGCGAGCGATAGGCGGCCACCGTGGCGAGATCGCTCTGGTTCATGTCGTTTGCGCGCACGCTCTCGAACCGCTTGCGCGTTCGCCGAGCGACGCCACGAATGCGCCCGTTAGCTTTCTTCCCGACGGCAGGAATGGCGGTCGTCTCCAGGCGCTTGTATCCGCGCCCGGTGACGTTCTCGAACAGCGCGCCACTGCGCTCCTCGGCAAGTTTGAGCGCGCGACGAAGAACGTAAGAGGCTCCAGATAGCGACTCACCGGCGAGCTTGCTCAGTTGCGTGTACGTGGCGATTTCGCCAGGCGAGAGCGCGCAAAGCGCATCGGATAATGTCTCGGCGGTCGCGGCGATTTCTGCGCTTGAGGTGAACATGTACGATTCCTGGCGAGTAGACGTTGTGCTGTGGTGTGGTGCGGCGTGGGGCGTGGCGCTACGAAATGGCGCGGGGCGACGCGAGGCGACGCGCTGCGATGCGACGCGGCAATCTAAGCCTCTTGCCGCTTCACCTTTTCGACGGCGAAGCGACCGTAAAACCCACCGTTCTGCGGACGGAATCTGCCGATGCCGATGAAGCGCCCCGCTTCACCGAGCACCTTCTCGAACACCTCGCGGGTGATGGCGTCGTCATAAACGTGGAAGTCGACGTCGACCTTCCAATTGTCGACGCGCGGAAAATACTTCCACACACGCTTGCCTGAACCGCGCACGCCGTCAGCGTTCGCATAGATGCGGTCGCAGAGCAGATTGTCTTTGTGGACGCCGACGAATGCTGGCTCCAGCACCAAGCAACCGGATGCAAAGTGTTTCGTGTACGTCGACTTGCCCTTGCCGGGAATTTGCAGCTGTAGGTACTTCGCCCCCGCGTCGAGCGCCATCTTCAGCGACATCGGTGGAATGAAAACTGCGCTATCTGCATCGAAGTGCGCCTTCTCGCGCCAAGTGCGCTGCTCATAGGCGTCGTGCGTTTCCTTCTCCTTCTTCGGAGACTCGTGAGCGCGCGATTGCGAATACGGCGAGATGGCTTTGAGGGTGCAGCTTGCGATCTTGGGCATTGCTATTCTCCATTGGGTAAGCGTTGCGTTGCGGGGTGTTGTGCCGTGACGAGCAGCGGCGCGGAGCGCTGTGTCGTGATGTGTTGCGGCGTGATGTGTTGCGGCGCGTCGCGCTGCGATAGCTATGCAAGCTCCTGTGTCTCAACGAACTCAATTCCGGGGATGGCGGGGATTTGCTTCACGCCCCGCCGCGTCGGCGCTTCGCGCAGATCGCGCGCCGCCAGCTTCAAGATCAGCGCTTCGAGATCGGGTTCGTCGCGATAGTGCGCGAGCGCCTGCGGCATCGATTTGATCGAGGGCTTGCGCACCGTCTTGAAACCGCGCTGATGCGCGAGCCCGGTTGCGGAACCCACGCGCACGGGCGCTGCGTTGCGTTCGGCTTGTCGCGCCGCTTCGTCCGCCGCCTCCTGATGCGCCCGCGCCCGCGCCTCGGCCTCGATCTGCGCCGACGGCGTCTCAGCTGCCGCCGCATCAGCCGCCGCCGCGCGGGCGTTGGCCTCGGCCTCAGCGGCGAGCCGGCGGGCCTCCGCCTCCGCCCTGCGCTGCTCCTCCTGCTTGGCGCGCAGGTACGCGTCGAGCTTCGGCTTCACGATCGCCGCGATGGCGTCGATGCGTTCGGCGATCTGCTTCCACTCGCGGTCGACGGCGCGGCCCGCTTCTAAGTGCGGCTCCTTCTCGGCGACGCGCGCCTTCTCCGCGTCGCTGGCGAGCTTCTTCACCCCGGTGATGAAGTCGTTCGCCTTCGCGGCGTCCGCGTCGTCGAGCTTCTCGCGCTTCGCCCATACGTCGCCGCCCTTCAGGAACGCGGCGATGCGCTGCTCGATGTCGCGGCGCACGTCGGCGAATTGCGCCCCGCTGTTATGGCCGATGGTTGCTGTGTCGGTCATGGCGGGCCTCAATGGAAGTCGACCGCGCCGTTGTCGGCCGCCATTTCAAACGCATGCCGCCACGTCTGATATTGCCGGTAGAACCAAGCGCGGCTCTCAGCATCTGCGTCGATGGTTTCGCTGAATGCCTTCGCGCGCTCATCCCACTCGGCGAAATCCTTCGCGAGCTTCGCGCTGACGATGGGGCCGATCGTGCCCTCATTGTCGGCGAAGTAGATCAGCTCCCAGAACGGCCCGCCGTCCGCTTTCCACGCCCCGCCAGAATGTCGATGCCGCAAATCCTCCGCAGGGTCTTCCGGGTACCCGGCGAGCTTTGCGAGCCATTCGCGCCAATTATTGTAGCCGCTGTAGCTTCCGGCTCTGAAACCAAGAACGGCCCCATCGAGGCGTGAGAACTCGTACCACTCACTGTCGAGCCCAGCGGCGCGTCCTGGGAAGTGGTCGTTGTTCAACGGCGCGAAGAATCGTTCGTAGTCGTAATCGCCTGTCGCGGCTCCCTCCGGTGCGGCGCAGGGCTTCAGCTGACGATAAGCGGTGATGTCCAGGCCCATGTAATTCCTCCTAGGTGATGACTTGGCGCGACAGGTCCGACACCGCCGGCATGCGCAGCAGCCGCTCGAATTCCTGCTCACTGATGGGGTTGCCGCCGCACGCGACCCAGATCGCGTCGACGCGATCGCCGATGAACGTGTCGTCGCCGATCATCGCGATCAGCTGCTCTTCGCTGCGGAGCTCGCCAGTCTCTTCGTCGATCTCCTGCAGCAGATCGATCTGCACGCCGACGTACTGGCCTTTGCGCTTGGCGCGGTAGAAGCCGCACTCCGGCGTTGTGGTGATCGCCAGCGCGCGCCCTTCGACACGCTGCCGCCAGCGCGACCAAGCCTCGGTGCGGTCGGTCGGCTTACGCATCACGCTTCCATCGCTTCGTTGACGGCGACGAGCTCGTCGACCACCTGCGAGTGCCGCTTCGCCATCTCCACCATCAGCTCACGCGAAAAGGCGCGCGAGGCCTGCGTGTTCATGCGCACCGCGATGCGCAGCGCGATGGTCAGATCAGCGGCCTCATCGATCGAGGCGACGACGTCGTCGAGCGCAACCGTGGCTTGGAGTGAGGGCGCCGACATTAGGCCCGCACCCGACCGATTGTGTTGCAGTCCTTCGCGGCGGCGGCGACCAGGTCCCACATCGACCGCTCGATCTTGATGCGGTCGCAGCGCTTGCCCTCCCACGGCCAGTGCGCGCCGTGGCCGGATGGCAGTCCAGGCCGATGCGCGCGCGAGATCGTCGCGCGGTAAACAGACAGCACGCGGCTGTGCGGATAGAGCGAGCAGAACACGCCGAAGTCGGCGAGCGGGGTGAGCTGCGCCTCGGCGACACGGCCCGTCTCCACAGGCTGATCAGCATCGATGCGGCGCCAGATGTCAGGCGCGCGCGGATCGCCCGCCAGAACGATGGAATGGATCTCGGCGACGCTGACGCGGCGGATCGCAAGCCATGGCCCGTCAAAGCGCCGGGTGAGTGTGAGCGGAGCGGCGGCGGCGTTCATGGCGACACCTCGATCGCCACAGGCTTGCCACCTTCGAGCTTGTACCAGGTGTCGGGCTCAATGCCGCCCTCGCCCACCTTGGAGGCGAACACGGCGACGAGCTCGTATTTGCCGAGCGCTGGTCGCCAACCGTATTCGGCGAGCATGATTGCGCCGCCCGCGCCAGCCTTGGCCCGTGCATCGATTCCGAGACTTGCCGAGATTGCGTCGTCGCCGGTCGTCGCAGCGTGCGCGCGGCCGCCGGTCGTCGCAGCGTGCGCGGCGTCGCCGGTCGTCGCAGCGTGCGCGCGGCCGCCGGTCGTCGCAGCGTGCGCGCGGCCGCCGGTCGTCGCAGCGTGCGCGCGGCCGCCGGTCGTCGCAGCGTGCGCGGCGTCGCCGGTCGTCGCAGCGTGCGCGGCGTCGCCGGTCGTCGCAGCGTGCGCGGCGTAGCCGGTCGTCGCAGCGTGCGCGGCGTAGCCGGTCGTCGCAGCGTGCGCGGCGTAGCCGGTCGTCGCAGCGTCACAGGTGATTTCCTTGATGCGAGCGATGCGCCGAACCGCCAGCGGACCGAGGAGGCGCGCAAGGTTTTCCCGCGTTTCGACCTGCTCAACGATGGCCCAAGGGGCCTTGATCTTGCCGCCACGCTCACCGCCGTCGAGTTCGACCGCCAGCGCGGGGTCGTACCGCACCACCATCCACAGGGCGGACGCGTGATACGAATGCAGCGACCAGTCGCCCATGCCCCACGGGTTGAGGTGCAGGCCGCCGCCGCAGGTTGGCGATGGATCAAAATCCGGCGCTGAAACAACTGCGCCCTTTTCGGTCGGCCAGGTGAAACCGTTGTAGGCCTCGCCTTTTGGCCCGCATGTGCGCAGCCCGTAAGCCCAGGGCCGACCAGATGGCGCGAGCGGCGCCGTCGGATCGATGTTTTCGTCTGCGGTATGCGTGTTCATGTAACGCCCCTCCGGTATGAGAAGCGTTATAGCGTCAGATTTTACGCGTCAATCGGTGCGTAAAATCTGCCTGGGGATTTCTTTCTAGACCGTTGACGCGGCTCGGAACTTTATTTTCGTGGCGCGGATCAACCGAGGCTGGCGCAGCCGTAAAAAAGAAAACCAAGCACGACCAAGCCGACGATCAGGTTCAGCGCAAAGCTGCCACCTCTACTCGCGCCGCGCCGCTGCTCTCGCGGCGGAAGCTTGGGGTCTGGACCTCTGAATTTATCGGCAAGCATCTTCGTCCATGTCGCCTTGTCGCAAATCGCCATCAGCTTCTTGCCGTCGATGAATTCCGCAACAAACGCGACCTTCTCGCCTTTTCCGCCAAGCATCGCACCAGCCAAGAGCCCAACTGGGCCGGCGACCAAGCCGCCCACCGCGCCCCATCCTATTGCGCCGCCGACCTTGGTTACGGTTTCCTCGCTAGCGATCTCCAGCGTCACGGCGTCGTTTCGGATCACGTACACGTCGGTCGTTGACCACGCGCCAGGACGCGCCAAATGAAGGCTCCCAAATACGTAAGCCCCTGGGACGGCGCCATTGAAGTCGCCCGCTAGAACACTGACATCCGCCATTCCTGACCTCCGGTGAACTATTGCGGCGCTGGCAAATGCGCCCCAAGCACCAGCGCGACGATCTCCACCTCTGTGGAATCGTCAGCGCCATCGCCTAGATCAAGGGGGCGCTGCCATTTCGGATTTCGGGATCGCGGCCACAGTTCGATTTTTCGACCGCGCCTTTCGACTTGCTTTATCGAGCGCTCGATCAGCCCGCCCTGCTCTCGACGCCGTTCAACGACAACAAAATCCTTGTCGCGAGGTGCATAACCAATATCGATCGCGCCGACGACATGAACGAAGGCGCCCTCTGGATAATAGAGGTCAGCGCTGTCCCCGCGCACCAGCTCAAGCCACTGCATTTCCGCTGGAAATGCTGAGCTGGCTGATACTGGCGGGGCAACGATCCGCTCACTCGCCGCTTCATCGACCTCAATCCATGCGCCCGCCTGTACGACATGGCGCACATGAAGGCCGACACCAGCGGCCAACGGTATCCTGACATCTCTTGGCCGGGCTGACTTGCGCCGCACAGTCGTGCGCTCCGCCAAAAGCTCCACGTCGGGCGGCTTGCCCACCTCATCCGATTCGCCGTGCAGGTACTCAACAGACGCCTCCAACGCCTTCGCCAGGCGCAGCAATTTCACTCCGTCGGTACTGGACTGCCTACCCTTCAGAATGTGACGCACCAGATCGGGTGTGCCAGCAACGCGCATGGAGATTTGGCGCGGCTTCACGCCCTTTTCCTCCATGACGGCAAGGCGTTCGCGGAGGCGCGCAAGATCGAGCTTCATGACGAACGTCATCGCTCCATCTCAAAAAATCTGTGAGCGTAATCTTTGACGCGTCATTAATGGGCTTGACGTCTCCGTCAAATCTGACGCACCCAATGCGCGCATGTCGGAACAAGAAATCCCCTTTCCACAGGCCGTGTCACCCGAGGTGCGCGAATTTCTCGTCGCAGCGCATGCGTACGCAAACAGCCGCACCCCAAAAATCTCACCCGCGACGGTGAGCTCCATCATTTTCAACCACGGCCGGCAAATCCACCGGCTCGAATCCGGTTGTGACCTGACCACAGGCCGATTGCGCGCGGCCTGGGAGCGCCTTCGCGCGCTCCAAAACGGCGGTCCCCGCACGCGCATCCCCCGAAAGCAAAAAGGAGCCGAGTATGGCGGCGAAAGCAGGCAGCAAGAAGAGCGAGATCAGGAAGCCGACGGCGAAGGCTGCGCAATCGAGCCGCGCGTCCGACGTCGAGCGTGACGACGACATCTCCGAGTTCGATCCGGAGAAGTTTGTCGGCCACGTCAAAAACATCAACACGCTGAAATCGAAAGCCGCGTCCATTCGCGGCGAGATCGGCGCGGCGGTGAAGGCGGCGGAAGAAGATCACGGCATTCATCGCGGCGCCGCCGCGCTGTGGATCAAGCTCGAACGCATGGAAGACGAAGCACGCGACGCATTCCTCAAGGCGTTCGACGACATGCGTGTCGCCTTGGGCCGCGCCGAGCAAGGCGAGCTCGTCTTCACCGAACGCGCCAGCGCTCCGGCGCCGGGCTTGAACTAAACGCGGCTGATCGGCGGGGGCTGACATGATCCTTGGATTGGATTTCGCAACCAAGACCGGTGTCGCTTATGGCGACGCCGGCGCCCCTCCGCATCGCATCATCACCGAGACCTGGACGATGCCCAGCGGCGACGGCGACGAAGTCGGCGCCTTCATGCATGCGCTGCGCAACAAGCTCGATGATCGCCTGATGCGCGGCATCACGCTCGTTGTCTTCGAAGCTCCGTACGTCGCGAGGCACAAGGGCGCCGACGGCCGCTGGCACGAAAGCCCGAACCAAATCCGCCGCGCCTTCGGGGCCGCAGCGGTGTGTGAAGAGATTTGCTTCGCGCGCGACATCCCCGTTCTCGAGGTCGTCACCGTCACGCTCAAAAAGGAATTCGCCGGCAGCGGCCGCGCGCAGAAGCACGACATGATCGCCGCAGCGAAGCGGCGCGGCTTCTCCCCCGCCAACGATCACGAGGCCGACGCGCTCGGCTGCTTCGTGCATGGCGTCACCCATTTCTTCCCCGAACATGCGCCGCTCTACGATCCGCTGTTCGCAGCACGCGGGGCGCGGCGTGAATGATCGTTCCCTTCGGCGCCCTCCCCGGTCACACGCTCTCAGTCGAGATGCGCGAGATCGCAGCGCATTACGGCATCCGTACGCGCTCGCTGAAGCGCAAGGATGCGCGCCACGGCGAGCACATCGCGGCGGCGCGGGATGCGCTGTTCTGGAAGCTCATCGTGCAGCGCAAATGGTCGGCGGAGCGCGCAGCGCAAGCGCTGGGGGTCTCGGCCAAGACAGCGAGTGCCGCCGCACAACGCCACGCCGCACAAATCGCCGCCTTCCGCGAAGCGCACAAGCTGGAGCAGGCATCATGATCGGGCTCATTATCGGCGCCGCCTTCATTGCGATCGCGCTCGTCGGCATCGCCGCTGAGGTTTATGCGATCATGCTGGAGTGCGCGGTCTGATGCTTGCCGGCGGCACCTTCGTTCGTGGCGCGCGTGATGTGCAGCGCGATTGGATCTCCGGCGTGTCTGGCTATGGCGCGATCCTTGCCGACAATCCTTGGCGCTTCAGCACGCACTCGCGCAAGGGGCGCGGTCGATCGCCCGACGGTCAAGACTACGTCGCACCCGCTCCGCTGCTCGATAACGAGGGCGGCTTCGCCGACGAGCTCAACCACTATCCCACGATGGCGGTCGACGAGATGTGCGCACTCGATGTCGGCCAGCTCGCCGCGCGCGACAGCGTGCTTTTCTTCTGGGGCGTGCTGAACATGATCCCGCAGGCGCTGCAGGTGATCGAAGCCTGGGGCTTCAAGCAAAACACGGCACGCATCTGGGCGAAGACTCGCAAGGCCGGCTTCGATCCGACGCTCTCTCTCGATCAGAACTTCCCGATGGGCACCGGCTACATCGCGCGCGGCAATCCCGAAATCCTGTTCATCGCGACACGCGGCGCCCCGCGCTTCCGAGATCCGCCGCGCGCACTGATCATCGCCCCGCGTGGGCGCCATTCCGAAAAGCCCGCCAGCGTCCGCGCCGACATCGAGCGCCAGGTCGCGGGCCCATACCTCGAACTGTTCGCCCGCACCGCAGCGCCCGGCTGGGACGCCTGGGGGAATGAGGTCGAGCCACATCAGGAGACGGAGTTCAGCGATGCCACGTGACCGCGCACAGCGTTTCTACATGGGCGACCGCGAGGCCGAAGTGCAGGCCGCGGTGCGCCATCCAGATGAACCGCGCGATTGGTGCACCGTCGAGGGCGCCAAGCGCTTGAAGGCGCGCATCGAGGCGTTCTGGGCCGATCGTGGCGAAACCGTCGAGGTCAAGCTCGTCGACGCCAGCTTTGTTGCCGCGATGCGATCGGCGCGCTGCGACATCCGCAGCAACATGATCAACGGCTTGCCGCGCAAGCAACAGCAGGCGCCGGCATGAACGCTGTTGTCGCCTCATCCTGGACGCCAGAGCGCATCGAGCAGCTGCGCACGCTTGCGGCTGAAGGTCTGCGCCCAAGCCAGATCGCGCACCGCATGCACATCACCGAGCTCGCCGTCGTCGGCCGCTGCGCACGGCTCAACATCGCGCTCGGTGTGACGCCGCCATCGAAACCAAAGGGCCGACCGCGCCGTGACGCCTCACCTATCGTCGAGGAAGGCGATCCGATGTTCGGTGTGGCGCCTCCCGCCCGTGAAGATGCGTGGAAGCCGATCGGTGAGGCCGAGCCCGTCGCGCTGCTTGATACGGCGAGCACCTCCTGCATGTGGCCGATCGGTGAATACGATCCAAAGCAGCAGCTCTGCTGCGGCCGGCCAAAGGCCGCAAAGCTCCCCTACTGCGCCGAGCACACCGCCCTCGCCTACCAGGGCGGCCGCTACCACCGCCCCGGCTCCATCGTCCGTCAATTCATCCGCGCAGCGAGTTATTATCGATGACCTACCGCCGCATCACCGCCGCCGACATGATCCAGCCTGAGCACACCCCGCTCAATCGGGGGCCGAAGCCGACCTTCGACTGGATTCCGATCGCGAATTTGCGCGTCAACGAAGCCTATCAGCGCCCGCTTGGCCGCGACAGCATCACCGCGATCCGGCGCATCGCCTCGGAATTTTCTTGGCTCAAGTTCGGGGCGTTGCGCGTGGCGCCGATCGCCAGCACCGATCCGCAACAATACGCCGTCATCGACGGCCAGCACCGCGCCACCGCGCTTGCGCTGCTCGACATCACTGCGGCGCCTTGCCTGATCTCCGACGCCTCCGAGGCAGAGCAAGCCGCAGCCTTTGCCGCGATCAACGGCAACGTCGTGCGCGTCTTGGCGCTGACGACCTTCCGCGCCGCCGTTGTGTCGGGCGATCCCTCGGCGCTCGCCTTGGTCAATATCTGTCGTGAGGCCGGCGTCTCGATCGCGCCGTACCCGATCCAGAATTCGTCGCTGAAACCCGGCGAAACCAGTGCCATCGGCACGCTCAAGAACTGCATCAAGCGCTACAGCGCCGACACGCTCAAACTGGCGCTGCGCTGCATCACGGAGACGTCAAACAACGTCCCCGGGGCCGTGCACGCCAACGCGATCCAGTCGCTGTGCGAGATCATCGCGGAATATCCCAAGCTGCCGCTGGCGAAGCCCTTCATCGCCCAGTTCGAGGCGATCGAGCTCGACCAGCTCGACAGCGATGCGCGCGGCGAGAAGCCCCGCCACCAAGGCGACACCGCGCGCGCCCGGCTCAGGGATAAGATCAAGGGGGCGCTGGCGGCGCAGCAAGCGAGCGCGGCATGAGCGGCGCCACAGCATCCCTTGTCGCGCTGGCGCGGCTCATTCCCGCCCCGCTGACCGTGCGCGCTGCTGCCGCGATAAGCGCGCTCGACGCGGCCAAGGATGGCCGCCTTTCGTTCAAGCATCTGGCTTGGCGAATTGAGGCCTCAGCGCCGGTGGTGTCGCGGCTTACCGATGCGCTGGAGTCGCGCGGCTATGTGCAGCGCGTTTGTCGCGGCGGCGGCAGCAAACGTCGCGACGTGCAGATCACCGCCGAAGGCCGCGCCTTGGCCGCCCAAATCGACGGCGCCTTGAAATCCCCCCCCCCTAAACAAAGCGGGCCGCGCTGAATGAAAAAGAGCGTCGCCACCCCATACGATTCCGAAGCCGCCATGTGCGCCCAATTCTGTGAATGGGTGCGCCTCAAGGGCTGGACTCCGTACCCTGAAACCGCGGGCTGGGATGTCTTGTGCGTCGCCCCCGACGGCTTCCAGATCGGCGTCCAGGCCAAGCTGTTGTTGAACCCGGCCGTGGTGTGCCAGGCCATCGAAAGCGACGGCTGGCTTGGCGCCGAGCCTGTTGGTCCGGACTGCCGCGCCGTGCTTGTGCCGGGGGCGAAGTGTCAGAACGGTCTCGTCACGATTTGCGCCGCGCTTGGGATCACCGTGATCCGCGCCGCTGGGCCTGGGCCAATCACGAAGCATGGCCAGCTATCGATGGAGGTCAAAGGCTTCGGGCGCGTTCGCCGCGCCGCCTTTGAGCCCGATCTGCCGAGCGGTTCGGACCCCTGGAAAATGCGCGACTGGTTCGATCGATGCACCGCGCAGCGGCACATGTTGCCGGAATATGTGCCCGATGTCGTCGCTGGCGCATCAGGGCCGGTCCAGCTCACGGACTGGAAGGTGCGGGCAATAAAGATTGCGATCTTGGCCGAACGCCAGGGCTACGTGACGCGGCAGGATTTCGCCGACCTCAAGATTTCGATCCACCGGTGGCTCACACTGAAATGGTTGACCCATCACGCCAGCGATCGCGGTCGCTTAGTGCCTGCGCAGATGCCCGACTTCAAGGCGCAGCACCCGCGCAACTACGCCGAGATCGAGGCCGATTTTGAGAAGTGGAAACCGAAGCCGCCTGCTATCCTAACCGATGGAAAGGCGAGCGCGTGAGCGACCTTCCCGCCCCCTTGACGCCTCCAGACTGCGACCTGCGCGGCTTCGAATTCATGCCGCTTTTCGGCGATCGATTGTTCACGTCGGCGACGTGGATCGGCGCGAAGCCTGACGCCAAGATCGCGGCGCTGCGGCTGTGGTGGCACAGCTATGCGAAGGAAGTGCCGGCTGCGAGCCTGCCCGACGACGACGCTTTGCTGTCCGAATATGCGGGCTACGGCGTCGCCGTTTCGCAGTGGCGCAAGGTGAAAGCGGCGGCGCTGCGCGGCTGGATCAAGTGCAGCGATGGGCGGCTCTATCACAAGACCGTCGCTGAGATCGCTTTGGAGTCGTGGTCAGGCCGAAAACAGAGCCGCACCGAAAACGATCGCAAGAAGCGCGAGCGCGACGATCGTCAGCGCATGTTCTCGGAGCTTTCAGAACAAGGGGTTACGCCGTCGTGGAACATCAAAACCACCGATTTGCGGGCGCTTCACGCTAAACACGTCACGCAAACCGGTCACGAAGAAAACGTGACAGGTGGCGTGACAGGTGAGGCCAATGTCACGGCTAGACAGTTACAGGGAAAGGACAGTGACAGGACAGGAGAGGATATAGCTAAACCTGCTCCACCTGTGACTGGTCCTGAGCGTGACAGCAGCGGCGGCGGGCCTGCGGCGCTCAGCGCAACCGAATGGTTTGTTCGCGTCAAAGCGCTGGTCGACACGCTGCCGGGCATCAACCGCACCACGACAGGGCTCGCCAATATCGCGCCACTGCGCTCGCTCTGCGAACCGACCAATGGCGACCAGCCGTGCGACTGGGAACTCGACGTCGAGCCCGCAGTGCGCGCCGTCGCCGCTTCCTGCGCAGCGGGGCCGAAACCGCTGCATTCGTTCACCCATCCCGCAATTTCCGAAACGGCGCGCGCTAATCGCGATCGTCGCCTCAACCCGGAGGCCAACCATGCAAGACCTGATCGCCACGTCCCAGGAAGCCGCCCTTCTGACGCCAGCGGAGCGCGACCAGCGCGCGGCGGCCTGGTTCGAGCAGCGCTGCGGATTGAGGCTCGAAGAGCGGCCGATCAGCTCGAACGCGCCACACCAAACGAAGAAGGTTTTTGTATCGATCACGGATTCGCCGAAGATCGATCTGGCGGTGACGCAGGCCAAGAAAATGCTCCAACCGGCGACGGAGAGCGAGTTGACGCGAGCCCTGGCCACGCTCTCGCAGCTCGTGGCGAGGCGTGAGGGCGACGACGGCAGCGAAGAGCTGCAGATGCTCGCCTATGTCGCCGAACTGCGGCGCTACCCCGCCGACATCGCTTTGCACGTCGTCGGCGGCTGGCATCGCACCTCGAAATTCTGGCCGCAGTGGAAAGAGCTGCAAGACCTGCTCGACAAGGAATTCGCCCGCCGCCGTACGCTGCTGGCGGCACTCCAAACCATCGAGAAGCCAAAACCGCCGGAGCGCGAATATCCGCCGCCCACCGAGGAAGAACGCGCCCAGATCCAGGCCATCCACGACCGCACCGTTGCGGTGCTTCGTGGTGGCGGCGGAAAGCCGAAAAAGGCCGAACCGAGCATCATGCAAGCGATCATCGAAGGCAATCGCGAGGCCGAGGCCGCAGCGATCGAGCGCGAGCTGCATCCGGAGATTTTTCAGTGAAGGCCGGCGTGATCCTAATCGTTCTGACCTGGTGGGCGTACTGGGCGAACATCGATCGGCAGGAGCGCTGCGAGGCGCGTCTTAGAGCCGAATACGCCGCCGCCGACAGCGCTGAGCCCAGCCGCGCCGAATTGCGTCAACACTGCCCGGAGAGCGAACGATGAGCCGCCGCACCGATTCCGAGAAGACCGCAAACGACGTCGATTGCGACCTCGAACGTTTGGCCCGTGAGGCCAATGGCGCCGCGAACCGAAGCGGCAAGGCGCGCTGGAACGACGTCGCCGCCGCCCTGCTCTCAGTCCGCAAAATGGTGCGCGAGCTCATGCACCAAGATGATCGAAAGACAACACGATGATCGATTCAGCCACCCTCTTCCAGCGCATTGTCGAGGTCACTTCTGAGGTGATCAATGCGGCGGAAAAAGCCGGACTGCCTGTCGATCCAGGCGTTCATCTCGCGATCTTCGCTCATCCTGCACCGATGCGGCATTTCGCAATCGAGGCTGGCAAGACGCCTGGGGACGTCGTTCTGCGTGGGCCGTATGAGTCCGGTTGGACCTGCAAGTGGCGCGCCATCCATGTCATCGAGGATTCGCTCTGCGAGCGTGATCGCATTTCGCTGCACCTGAACTTCAAGCCCGGAGTTCACTTCATGCTCGATGGACGCACTGTGCTGGCGATCGATCCCGTCACGCTGGATCTCACGAAGCGGTATCGAGCCGTTGCGGCCGACGTCCTGAAGAAGCTGGGGCTCGAATGAGCGCCCCCACCGAACAGGACGTCGTCAAGGTCGTGCTGCCGGCGCACGTCGATCCCCGCGATCTCCAAACCAGCGACGCGCTGTGGCGCCGCATCGAGAAGGCTGCGGCCAAAGCCGTGTTCAAACAGGCCGGCCTCGACGGTTTGGCCAAGGCCTACACCGTGCATGTGCTGCGCTTCGTGGAATCCGGCCCTGGTACGGTGCTGGCGCAGCGCACTATCCAGCATGGCAAGCTATCGAGGTACACGCTATGAAGATCACGAGACGCGCACTGTTTGCTGGTGTGGCGGCGGCAGCGATTGCGCCGCCGGCGCAGCCAATGGCGCGGCCAATGACAACGGGTGGCTATGTCGGCCCGGGCCGCTGGGGCTTGGTTGGCGAACGCGGGCCTACATTCATCGGGGTTCGACCTCGGCAGCAGGGAGAGCTTCACCGCCATGGCAAAGGTTGTGGCTACACCGAACGGCGCGCTGCTTCGCGAGATCACCGTCATCGACAGCCAGCAGGTTCGCCCTTGAGGACTGCCGTCTACCCCATCGCTAAACCGGCGCAGATCGATCCCGCCATCCTGAAGGCGCAGCTGATCGACCGCATCCACATCGCTTGTCTGACCGTGCAATGCCTGCCGGGCGACGGCCCCAAAGGCACCTACACGCTGTGGCCGGCGTACCGGCACACATGGTGGGATGAGGGCAACGAGAACTCGAAGCTCTCCGCCGCCGACATCACCCGCCGCCTGATGACGCCGCCCCGCTTCTTCCCGACGGCGAAGCAGATCGACGATTGTTTGCCCACCTTGGCGCTGCTGGACGGTGTACCACCACAATGGCGGCGCATCGTTTCAGCCCGGGCGCATCAGGAATGGTACGACCTCCCCGGCGGCTGGCGGGCCATCGGCGCGGACTGCGGATTGAGCCACACCAACGCCCGAAAGCACTATTCGCAAGCGATCAGCTATGCGCTCGAAAAATTCCTAGACCTTCCGGCGTGAGAACCAGCCCCTACCCCTTGTGTATCAAGGCATCGAGGCCACTGCGTTTAGTCGATACCGCCTCCTAGACCTTCCATGGTTTCGTTGCAGCAAGGGGTTCCAAACCTCTCGCGTTGCTGGCACCCACCAGCAGCACCCTGGGCGTCGAGCGTTCGTGTCCCTGAAGTGAGCGCCCTCCCCCTGCCCAAGCCAGCACGACCCATCGTCCTGACCCCTTGGGATGCTCGTGCACCAGCTCACTGAGCGCTCGACGGCCCAGGGAACCAGCGGGGCAAGACATGAGCGACCCCGGCAAACGCGAGCGCGACAGGCGCTACAACGCTAAGCGCCCGCCCTGGGTCAGCTGGTACAAGACGAAGGACTGGCGGATCAAAGCAGCCCGCCAGCTCAAGGCTCACCCCTGGTGTGCGATGTGCCTGAACCGAGGCGTCCGCACCGCAGCCGTCATCGCCGACCACGTCGATCGACACGCCGGTGACTGGGCCAAGTTCTGGCGCGGCGACCTGCAGTCCCTCTGCAAGCACCACCACGACAGCATCAAGCAATCGATCGAGCGATCGAACCGGGCAGGATGCGACGAGGCTGGCCTGCCAACGGACCCCAACCATCCATGGGCCTGATCGGCTCCCCGCCCTCTCGACCCCGCTCATCGGTCAAATCTCGCCCAGCGTGGGCCGATCTGAGGGATGGGGGGTAGGTCAAGACCTGCAGGGCCTCGATCCCCGGAACGGCGCGGGCACTCAAAGAGTAATTTTCGCGAAATTCGGGGGTTTGTTTTTTGGCCAAGCGCGGAAGACCGCCGAAACCGACGGCACTTAAGATTTTGGAGGGCAATCCTGGGAAGAGGCCGCTGAACAGTGGCGAGCCGATTCCTGATGCCGCGCCCAGCGCGAAGTCGGCGCCAAAGTTCCTGTCGGCGCGCGCGAAGGCGGAATGGCATCGCCTCTACGAACCCCTTCGCCGCATCGGCGTCCTGACTTCAATCGACCTCTCTGCATTCGCCGCTTACTGCGCGGCGTACGGATTGTGGGAGGAGGCCACGGAGCGCCTGAACAAAGAACCGCGTGTGATCAAGACGCCGACCGATCGAAAGCAGCCCAACCCGTGGATTCAGATCGCAAAGCAGCACGCAGAGCTCATGAAAAGCTACCTGACCGAATTCGGCATGACGGCTGTTTCTCGGTCGCGCCTGGTCGGCGCGGGGACGCCGCCGCCGCCAAACCCCGAAGCGGAGGACGACGAGGAACTGCCGCCAGTCGATCCGGCGCCGGCGGGCGAGTTCGCGGGCCTGCTGGGCAAGGCGAACCGCCGGCCGAACTAAAGCGCTCCGATTACGTCATCCGCTTCATCGAGAAGCTGAGGACGCCAGGCGGTAAGTACGCGGGCCGACCGCTCAGGCTTCGTGAGTGGCAGAAGAAGCTGCTGCGCGACGTCTATGACAACGTCGACGAGGCCGGCAAACTGCTGACGCGCCGCGTTCTCTGGACGATGGCGAAGAAGAACGGGAAGACCGCGCTGATCGCGGCGCTCGTGCTCGTGCATCTAATCGGGCCCGAAGCGGTGCCGCAGGCCGAAATCTATTCGGGCGCGAACTCGAAGAACCAGGCCGCGCTGATCTACAAGGCCGCGGCCGCGATGGTGCGGATGAGCGCCGATCTGGCGCAGTTCATCACGCCGATCGCCAGCCAGAAGCGGCTGGTGTGCCTGATGTTCGGCAGCTTCTATCAAGCGCTGAGCGCCGACGGCGACGTCGAGGAAGGCATCAGCCCGACGGTTTGGATTTACGACGAGCTTGGCCGCACGAAGCGGACGGGCCTGTTCGACTCGCTCTCGAACGCCACCGGCGCATGGGAAGAGCCGATCGGCTTCATCATCTCGGTGCAGGCGCGCAGCCCGCACATGATCATGTCGGAGCTGGTGCGGTTCGCGCGCAAGCTATTAAGCGGGGAGCTCGTCGATCCGGCGTGGGTCGTCGCCATCTTCGAGGTGCCGGAGGATGCCGATCCCTTCGATGAAGCGATGTGGCATCTGGCGAACCCAGCTTTGGGCGACTTCAAATCGCTCGAAGAGATGCGCACCGCCGCGCGTGAGGCCGAACGCAATCCGTCGCGCCTCAGCGGCTTCAAGAACCTGCAGCTCAACCAGCAGGTCGACGACCTCGTTAAACAAATCCATCTCCGCGAGGATTGGGTTGCCTGCGGCGACGACTTCGATCCGGAAGAGCTGATCGGCCAGCCCTGCTACGCCGGCCTCGACTTGTCGCGCCGCGTCGACTTAACGGCGCTGGTTCTGGTGTTCCCCGGCATCAAGAAGCGCGTCTTGGTGCGCTGCTGGACGCCGGAACACAATCTCGACGATCGCGCCGAGCGCGATCAGGCGCCGTACCGACGCTGGATCGAGGAAGGCAAGCTCGTCGCGGTCCCCGGCAAGGCGATCGATTACGGATATGTCGCGCAGGAGATCGCGCGTTTGAACGGTCTCTATGACATTCGCGGCATCGCGTTCGACCGCTGGGGCTTCACGCATCTGCGTGCGGCGCTCGATGCCGAAGGCGTCGAATATTATGTCGAGGGCGACGACGACGCCATCGAGGGCGCGCTGCGCTTCGTGAAATTCGGTCAAGGCTTCCGCGACATGAGCCCGGCGATCGAGTTCATGGAAATCGACGTCATGGAGCATGCCTTCGCGCATGCGATGCACCCCGTTCTGTTTTGGGCCGCATCGAACGCGGTGACTTCAAGCGATCACACCGGCAACCGCCGGCTCGCAAAGAACAAGGCGCGCGGCCGCATCGACCCCTACGTCGCGCTCACAATGGCGAACGCGATATCGCATGCGCCACAGGAAGAGCCGGAACCGACCGGCAGCATTTACGACGACCCCGACGCGCTCCGCGCCGCACTGAAAGGCTGACACGCATCATGGCTGGGATTTGGGGCGCAATCGGCCGAATGTTCGGCGCGCGGCGCACGAAGGACCAGCCTGTCGGTGGCTGGCTGCTGCCGACGGGAACGCGGATCCCGGGCGTGCGCCTCTACGACTGGCGCCAGCCGCTTCAGATCCCCGCGGTCTATCGCTGCGTCTCGCTTGTTGCGAACACGGTGGCGACGCTGCCGTGGCGCGTCTTCCGCGAAGGGTCCGACGGCAAGCGCTCGATCGCAACCGACAACAAGGCAAGCTGGCTGCTGCATCGCCGCGCCTCGCGCGACATGAGCGCGTTCACGCTGAAGCAGACGCTGCTCGTGCATTCCATGCTGCAGGGCAACGGCTACGCCGAGATCGAGCGCGATGTCGCCGGCCGTCCCTACGCACTCTGGCTGATCGACGATCCCGATCGCGTGACGCCGGGCCGTCTCAGCAACGGCAAGATCGCCTACGCGGTGCGCCAGGCCGACGGCGGTGAAGTGATCCTGCCGGCGGAAGACATGCTCCACATCAAGGGGCTCGGCACCGACGGAATCGTCGGGCTCTCGCTTCTCGAGGTCGCGGCGCGCTCGATGGGCTCCAACCTGGCGCTCGAAGAGCTGCTGCCGGTGTACTTCCGCCAAGGCATGCGCACGCCGGGCTTCATCAAGACCAAGGGCAAGATGTCGCCCGAGGCGCTGAAGTCGGTGATGAAGCTGATCAAGGAAGAGTTTACCGGCGTCCGTAACTTCGAGATGCCGATCCCGCTCGATAACGACATGGAATTCCAGGCCGCGGGCTCAACGTTCCGTGATGCCCAATACATCGACCTGCGCAAGTTCGGTGTGCTCGACATCTGCCGCTGGTTCGGTGTCCCGCCGCACATGGCGTTTGACCTCGACCGCGCGACGTTCTCAAACATCGAGCACCAAGGCCAGGACTTCCTGACCTACGCCCTGCTGCCGCGCATCGTGCCGATGGAGCAAGAGGCCGACATCAAGTTGCTCTCCGACAATTGGGGCGGGCTCTTCTCGAAGATGAACACGAACGCGATCGTTCGCGGCGATCTCGCGGCGCGCACCGCCTTCTATCAGGCGATGCGCAACATGGGCGTCTACACCGTGAACCGCATCCTGGAGCTCGAAGACGAAAGCACGATTGGCCCCGAGGGCGATGTCCGCGTCATGCAGGTGCAGTACCAGCCGACGGCGAAGAAGGACGCGCCAGACGATGGCGCCGACGACAGCGGCGAGGAAGGCGAGCCGACACCGCCGGCGCCACGCGGTGCGCGCGGCTTCATGAACCGGGTGCGGTGATGGCAAAGCGCGCCCTTGTCCGCATCGATCCGACGCTGCTGCGCGACCACGTCTTCGGGCGCGAGAAGCATGCAGTGACATCGGCCAAAATCGTCGGCGCCAGCGTCGACCCCGACACTGGCGTCATCGTGCTCGAGCTGCTTGGCGACTCAGTGCCAAGCGGCAAGTGCACCGCCGTTTTCAAAAGCTTCGAAGCCGCCGGCGGCGTGAAGGCCGCCGTCTTCCAGGGCCTGCTTCCAGACTGAGGAATCCATGAACCTGAACCGCAACGCGATCGGCATCTACGCTGACGCGAACCCTGGCTTTCGCGTGCAGCTCAAAGGCTCCACCGCCGCCGAGATCTACATTTACTCCGACATCGGCGAATCCTGGTGGGGTGACGGCGTCACGGCCAAGAAGATCGCAGACGAGCTGAAAGCGCTTGGCGGCGACGTCACCGAGATCACGGTGCACATCAACAGCTATGGCGGCGACGTCTTCGACGGCCTCGCGATCTATCGCCAGCTCGTCGACCACAAGGCCAAGGTCACGACGCACGTCGATGGCATCGCGGCCTCCGCTGCCTCCGTTGTTGCGATGGCCGGCGACACGATCCACGTCGCCAATGGCGGGCAGATCATGATCCACGACGCCTGGACGATCGGCATGGGCAACGCCGAAGAGCTGCGCGCCACCGCCGACCGCGTCGACATGACGAGCCAAGAGCTCGCGAAGCTTTACGCGGCGCGCACGAAGCGCACCGAGACCGAGGTGCGCGACTGGATGCGCGCAGAGACCTGGATGACGGCGCAGGAGGCCGTCGACCGCGGCTTCGCTGACAAGGTCGTCGACTTCCAGCGCGCGGCCGCCCGCGCCGTTCCCGGCTTCGTCAATTACATCCGCGAATTCGACGGCATCGCCGCAGAGAAGCGTCCCTTCCGCAATCTGCCGGAGCCGCCGCGCAGTGAGCGCATGCGCTCTTACGCTGACGGCATCGCCTCGATGGAAGGCCGCATGGCCGACGCACGGCGCAAACGAACTTCCGGTCGCGGCTAAGTCCCGCGCCTGAACCCGCGCCGGAAGGCGCTGACCCAAGCCGCCCCTCACCGGGCGGCTTTTTCTTTGTCTGGAGACAAGCACACATGACTAAGCACGCGACCAACCGCGCGGCGCTCTTGGCCGCGTCCACGCTCGCGGCGATCTTTGCCTTCGCTTCGGCGGGCAAGGTTTTCGCTGACGGCAATCCCGCCGCGCCCGATGACGTCGAGCTTACCGACGACATCATCAACGGCCATCGCGAGCGCCAGGAAGAGATCCTCGCACAATCGCGCGCGATCCTGAACACGGCGCAGGCCGCGAACCGCGATCCGACGGACGAAGAAGGCCGTCAGCTTGACGATCTGCAAGATGAATTCGATGCACTCGAAAAGCAGATCAACCGCCGCGCCGGCGTGCTTGCGCGCGAGCGTGGCGTCAATGCGCGCAACGCGGCCCCGCGCGGCCGCCGCACCAGCGCCTCCGCGAATCCGGAACCGCTCGATGACGACACGCGTCCGCGTGCCTCCGTCAGCGGCCCCGTCGCTGCACGCTCCGGCACCTTTGGCTTCCGCCATCAAGGCGAATTCTTCCACGCCGTCGCCCGTGCTTCGCTCTCGCGCAACCAAGACGTCGATCCGCGCCTATTGGCGGCTTCGGCCACGTCCGTCTCGACGGAGGGTGCCGGCCCCGATGGCGGCTTCGCCGTTCCGCCGGATTATCGCGCCGCCATCATGGAGCGCGTCACCGGCCAAGACAGCCTGCTCAGCCGTTGCGATGTGCTGGATTCGTCCAGCAACTCGATGACGTTCCCATCGGACATGACCACGCCGTGGGATGCTTCTGGCGGCATCCAGGCCTACTGGGAGGGCGAAGCCGCCGCGATCTCTCAATCGAAGGTCGTCTTGCAGAACGTCACGATGCGGCTGCACAAGCTCGCCGCGCTCGTACCGGTCAGCGAGGAGCTGCTCGAAGATGCGCCGGCCTTGGGCTCCTACGTCCAACGCAAGGCGCCGGAAAAGATCGACTTCAAGGTCAGCAATGCGATCGTGTGGGGTAACGGCGTCGGCCAACCGCTTGGCTTCATGAATTCGCCGGCGCTGGCGACGGTCGCGATCGAGTCCGGTCCGCAAACGGCCGACACGATCGTCGCCGCCAACATCTCCAAGATGTGGTCGCGCATGCCGGCGTCGAGCCGCGCGACATCGGTGTGGCTGATCCATCCCGATGCTGAGCCGCAGCTCGATGTGCTGACCGTCGGCCAATATCCGGCTTACCTGCCGCCGGGCGGTTACGCTGACTCGCCATATGGTCGCCTGCGCGGTCGTCCTGTCATTCCCCACCAGGTTTGCAAGACCGTCGGGGATGTCGGCGACATTCTGCTGGTCGACTTGAAGCAGTACCTCGCGATCAAGAAGGCCGGCGGCGTGAAGTCGTCGACGTCGATCCACCTGTGGTTTGACCAAGACCTCACGGCGTTCAAGTTCACCTTCCGCTTGGCTGGTCAGCCGTGGTGGTCGGGCCCGATCAGCGCGCAAAACGGCTCGCACACGCAATCGCCGTTCGTGGCGCTCGCCGCGCGCTAACCCCTCCTCCCCAAGGAGTGAACTGAGCGGCGAGGTCTAAACGGCTTCGCCGCTTCCTCTTTCCACCGAAAATTTCCTCTGAGGAGGCACTCGAAAATGTTGAACCTCAACGCCAATCCGCTGGACTGGCTTAACATCCATCCGGCGATCTTGCCCGTCGACTCCAACGGCGGCGCCATGACCGGTCTCGCTGTCAGCATGAAGGGTTACGAGGGCTGCCTCGTCGTGATCCAAAAGAAGGCTGGCGTCGCCGGTGACGATCCCGCGATCTCGCTGCTCCAGGGCACGAGCGTCGCTTTCAGCACCAACAAGGCGCTGCAGATCGACACCGTTCGCCAAAAGCTGCATGCGACGACGGTGCCTGGGCTCTTCACCGAAGTGACCCAAAGCGCCGCCGACAGCTACACCGACCTTACGTCGGCGGAGAAGGCCGGCATCATCGCGATCGACGTCAAGGCCGAAGACCTCGACACCGACAACGGTTACGACTGTATCCGTCTCGACATCGCCGACACGGGCTCGGCCGGCGCGCAACTGCTGAGCGCCAGCTACATCCTCTACGGTCCGAAGTACGGCGGCGGCGGCGTCATGCTTTCGCCGATCGCGGACTAAACCTGATCTGACGATGCATTGTTCACGGGGCTGGGTTCATGACCCAGCCCCGTTCGCTATGCACCGCCAATGGAGAGCGACATGCGCGTGAAATTCACCGAGGATTTTCTGTACGAGAGCGAAGGCCGCGGCAAAGGTCCGAGCTTCAAGAGCGGAGACGTCAAGGAATTCCGCGACGACATCGCACAGCGCTTCATCAATCGCGGCGTCGCCGTCCAATTCAACGGCAAGGCCGAAGCGCCGGCCCCAGCGGCGAAGACCACAGAGAAGCCGCCGGAAAAGCCCCCGGCTGCACCGACCGCGCCAGCGGCGAAGACCACAGAGAAGCCGTAAGGCCCTCCCCGCATGCGCCTCGCTCCCTCCGTCGTGACCGCGACGACCGATGCTCTGCTGGAGCAAGCGGTCACGATCGAGGAGGCGCGCAAGGCCTGCCACGTCGAGCACACCGAGGACGACGCCGAGATCAAGGGCTACGTCCGCGCCGCGTTCGAATGGCTGCAGCCGCCGACGGGTTGGCTTGGTCGGTCAGTGCTGACGCAGACGCTGCGTCTCGATCTCGCCGGCTGGCATCTGACGCCGCTCGAACTGCCGGCGGGGCCAGTGGCGTCGATCAGCTCGATCAAGTATTTCGACACCGACAACGTCGAGCAGACGCTCGATCCCGGCGCCTACTTCCTGGATGGCGCCACGGTGTTATGGACGGCGAGCTTCAACGAGCCCGCCATCTATGACCGCCCCAGCGCGGTGCGGATCGCGTACGTCGCGGGCTACGCCGCCGATGCGCTGCCCCGCCCCATCAAGCAGGGCATCCTGCAGCTCACCGCCCACCTCTATCAGCATAGGGGCGACGTGCCCGAAGAGATGCCGCCGACGGTGCAGGCGCTGCTGATGCCGTTCAGGCTGTGGGCATGAACGGTGGCCGCGCTTGCCCGCTTCATCGCTTTTATCGTCGCATTGTTAGGCGGATCACGCATGGCGAAAGGAGTGCAACGCATCGGCGATCTTCGCGATCGCGTGCGCGTTGAGCGTCGCGGCCGCCTGCCGACGGGCCAGGACATCGACTGGGATGACACCGAGCAAAACTGGGAAGAAGGCGACGCGTGGCTCTCCGACGACGGCGACGGCGCCGGCAATTACGAGACGACCTGGTTGCCGCTGATCCAGTCTCGCCGCGCGCGTATCCAGGCCACCAGCGGCAGCGAGCAAGTGATCGCCGGCAGGCTGGCCGGGGTCGAGGCCTTCGACATCTGGCTGCGCCGCGACGTCGAGACCGCGAAGATTCGCCCCGGCGATCGCGTCATCGATGCGCGCGACGAGGCCCGCATCTTCAACATCCGCTGGGCCGGCAGCATCGATGCGCACACGCAGTTCGTTCTGCTGCAGTGCCAGGCCGGAGCAGCTGACTGATGTGGGTGAAATTTCATAGCGAGTTCATGTGGACGCCCGACATCGATCGGCGGCGTTCGTTCAATTACTCGCCGACCGGTGGTGATGGTGGCCGCTACAGCGTGACGCGCGCGTGTGGTGAGGCCGCGATCGCTGCAGGGGCGGCGAAGCGGTGTGTGTCGCCGCGCAGCGAGGCTCTAAGCGCCAATGACGAGATGGATCGGACGGGAGAAGCTGAAGCGCCGGCTGCTGAAGCTTCCGCAGGAGGCGCAGCAGAAGCTGCGGACTGAGTTCGCGGCAGGCGCGCAAGACATCGTGGCGATGCAGAAGCGGCTTGTGGCCGTCGACGGCGGCGACTTGCGCGACTCCATCACCTGGAACTGGGGCGACGCCAAGAAGATCGCCTACAGCCAGGGCGACAGCGCAGGCGGGCCGCTCTCGATCCGGATCTCGGCGGGCAACACGCGCGTGCGTTACGCCCATATCGTCGAATTCGGCGCCGCGCCGCACGTCGCCGGCGGCATCTTCAAGGGTGCCAAGCACCCCGGCGCGCCTGCGCAACCGTTCTTCTATCCGGCATACAGAGCCAAGAAGAAAGCCTTCAAGTCGCGGCAGCGTCGCGCGTTTCGAAAAGCAATCGCCGCATCGCGCGGCGCCTAAGCAGGAGCAGAGCACATGAGTTTGTCGACGCGCATCAACGCGGCGATCGCGTTTACACAAACCGCGAGCCCCGACCTCGGCAGCGCGAAAGCGGAACTGGCCCTCTCGATCGCCAAGACGCTCTCTCACGGCACGGGCAACGCCCAGGCCGACCTGGCGTTCAGCGACTCGCGAACGCTGGCTGCGGAGGCCTCTGAAGACCTCGACTTGGCTGGCGCGCTGATCGACGCCTTCGGCAACACCATCACGGTCGCTGAGGTCGTGGCGGTGCTGATCGAGGCAGACGCGGCCAACACGACGAACCTGACCGTGGGCGGCGCTTCTGCTGAGGCGCAGCTCTTCTTCGCCGCTGCCGGCGATAAGGCGGTCATCAAGCCGGGCGGCTTCCTATTCGCGTTTGCTCCCGCCGGCTGGGCGATCACCGCAACCACCGCCGACGATCTCAGGATCGAGAACGCAGCTGGCGGCTCTGCGACCTATCGGATCGCCGTCATCGGCCGCAGCGCCTAATCTCTGACCTGGAGCTGACGCCGTGGCGGACTTAGCCGGCGCGCTGCAACGCGCCGTGTTCTCGGCGCTCCGCGACAGCTCCTCATTGCTGGCGGCGTTTGGTTCGGAGCGCCCGCGTGTCTACGATGCGATCCCGCAACCCGAACCAAACGAGACCGAGGCGGCGTATCGCAGGCGCGTACGCATGCCTTACATCACGATCGGCGACGACCAGATCATCGACGACAGCACGACCTGCGAGAAAGCGTGGGAAGTGTTCGTCACGGTGCACGTCTGGTCGCGCGCGGTCGGCCGCATCGAAGCCAAGGCGATCGGCAGCGCCATCGAGGAAGCACTCGACTCCGTGCTGACGATCGAGGGCTTCGTCGTCAAAGAGCACGAGCTCCGCGACGCACGCTACCCCACTGACCCCGACGGTGAAACGACGCACGGCGTCATCGTCTTTCGCTACCTGATCGACCCGGCCTGATCGGCCCCAACCCAAACGAAACCAGCTTCCGCCGCCGCATGGGTGCGAACCCGTGACGGCGGCTTCTTGCGTTCAAGGAGAGCACGCAAATGGCGCAGGCCACTACAGTCCCGGGCAGGAGCCTTCTGATCAAAGTCGGCGACGGCGGCGATCCCGAAGCGTTTACGCACAATTGCTCGATCAACGCCGAACGCGGCATCCAGCTCAGCGCGCAGACCAATGACGTCAACGTGCCGGACTGCGACGACCCCGACCTGATGGCGTGGGTTGAGCGCGAGAAGGTCTCGCTCTCCGGCACGATCAACGGCGCCGGCACCTTGAACGCGCCAGACCAAGACCTGTTCTGGGAATGGTTCAGCTCGGCCGATCCGAAGAACGTCAAGGTCGTCACCGACATCTCTGGCGCCAGCGGCGGCCGCGTTTTCACCGGCGCCTGGCACTGCACGAACTTCGAGATCAGCGGCAACCGCGGCGAGAAGTGCAATTGCTCGATCACGCTGCAATCGACGGGCGCCATCACGTTCGCGAATAACACGTGAGCGAAGCGATCCCTAAGCCCAGCCGAAAGGCTAAAGTCGATCTTACGTGGGCGGATGGTGAATACACCTTCCGCCTGCCGATCGCGCGCCTCGAAGAGCTGCAGGAAAAGTGCAACGCTGGCCCGGCGACGATCTTCCAGCGCATCTGTTCGGGCGCTTGGTACGTCAACGACATCCGCGAGACGATCAGGCTTGGATTAATCGGCGGCGGCATGCCGGCGACGAAAGCGCTCTCCATGGTGCAGCGCTACGTCGACGATCAGCCGCTCGGCGAGAACGTCCCTGTCGCGCAAGCTATCCTGCTCGCGGTGATCGTGGGCGTGCCGGATGAACCGGTGGGAAAAGCACCGGCGGCGGAGAGCCCAGAAGCGACGGCCGAGTCGCCTTCGCCGCCATATACGGACTCGGCGCAGCAATCGGATTCACCCCCGCCGAAGTAGGCGAAATGAGCCTGTGGGAATTCCAGGCCTGCGTCGACGGCTGGGTGAAGGCCCAAGGCGGCGGCAAGCCTGAACCGCCCAGCAACGAAGAGCACGACGCCCTCGTCGAGCGCTTCAAACACCTCGACTGAACCCAAGAGGCATCACCTAAACCATGGCGCGTGACACCGAGCAGCTGGTTCTCCAGCTGAGCGCTGACTTGCGCTCATTCCAAAAGGAGATGCTGCGGGCGTCGGGCGAAGCCGACCGCGCAGCGCAGCGTGTCGAACGCCGGTTCCAGCAAATGAACCGGCAGATCACGCGCGACTTCAACAACTTCTCCAACGACGTGCGCGGCGTCTTGGCCGCGATCGGCGTCGGTGTCGTTGTTCGAGACGTCACCGAACTCGGCGACGTCTGGATCCGCGTCGGCAACGCGCTGGCGTTCGCTGGCGTCAAGTCAGGCGATCTCGCCGATACGCAACAGCTTGTTGCCGACATCGCGTCGCGCACGCGTTCCGACCTCGAGGCCACCGCCGACCTCTTCGCGCGGATGTATCGATCGAGCGAAGACCTCGGCGCCTCGATGGCCGACGTCTTGGCCGTCACCGAGATCGTGTCGAAGGCGCTGGCTGGCGCATCGCAGTCTGAACGCGCTGGCGCCATCCGCCAGCTCGGTCAGGGTTTAGGTTCGGGCCGACTCCAAGGCGACGAACTCCGCTCGATCCTGGAAAACTCCCGCCCGATCTCGGAAGCGATCGCGCGTGAGTTCGAAACCACTGTCGGCAACCTGCGCAAGCTCGGTCAGGAAGGCCGGCTCGAAAGCCGCCGCGTCTTCGAAGCGATCCGCAATGCCGGGGCCGACATCGAGGAGGCCTACGCCCGCACCACGTTCACGGTGGCGGATTCGTTCACTCGCCTCCGCACCGAGGCGGCTCGCTTCGTCGGCACCAATGAGCAAACCTCTTCCTCGACCCGCGCGCTGACGCGCCTCATCGATTACGCCGCCAACAATTTCGAGATGCTGGCGGACGCCGCCATCATCGCGGCGACCGTGATCGGCGGCGCCTTCGCGGGCCAGGCCGTGGCGCGCGCCGTCACCGCTGTCGCCGCTCTGACCGCGAACATGACCGCAGCAGGCGGCGCAGCGGCGGCGCTGAGCCGAGGCCTCGCCTTCTTCGGTGGCCCGCTCGGCATCGCGCTGACGGCTGCCGGCGCCGGCATGGCGTATCTGGCGACGCAGACCGATGTCTTCGCCTCGCGCGCCGAATTGCTCGGCCGCGCCGAAGACAGCCTCTACTCTGCCCTGCAGATCATCGCTGGGCTCGAAGTCGCATCCGATGACGCCGCCGATCAGATCGGCCGCGCCGCCGATGAAACGGGCCGTGTCGCCGATGAGGCGAACCGCGCTGCCGGTTATCTCGACGATCTGACCGATTCCACCGACGACGTCGCCGAAGGCATGTCGGTGCAGGAGCGCGCCGCCCGCGACCTCTCCGAAGCTCAGCGCGAGAACACACTTCGCACCATCGAGCAGGCCATCGCGGACCGCGAAGCCTTGGTCGCGGCGGAGCAGCGTGCGCAGCGCGTCCGCAGCCTTGCCAACATCCTTGGGGCCCTCGGCGACCCCGCCGAACAAGACCTGCGGCTCGAACAGAACGACCGCCTGAACCGCGAAGGCCAGGCCGAGATCGAGCGTCAGCAGGAGCGCATCGACTTCCTGCGCGGCGTGCTGGAGCGCTTGGAGCGCGGCCAATTGGTGCGGCCCTCCGATGAGGCCGGCGCCGGTGGCGCAGGCGGTGCCGCTGGCGCTGGAGCAACGGACCCCGGCGCTCGCACCCGCCGGCAGACCATCGAAGACCTGCAGCGCCAGGCCGAACTGAATCTCGCCCGCTTGCGCCACGAAGAAGCGCGCATCCGAGTCCTGGAAGACGCGGAGCAGATCGAGAAGCGCACCACGGCCTACGTCTCGGCGGGCCTCGCACTGGCTGACGCCCGCGTGCAGGCCGAGTCCGAGGTCCGCGCCGAACGCGAGGCCATGAACGCCGAGGCGCTGCGCAGCCTCGAAATCTCTCAGGCGCAGGATCAGATCGAGCTGGCGCGCCTGCGTAACAATATCGGGCTCGCCGATCAGCTCAGCGACGAGCTGGAGATCCGACGCCGCACCCGCGACTTGGTCGACCAGATGGCGCTCTCCGAAGAGGAGGCGCTGCGCATCGCCACCGAATGGGTGCAGCTCATGCGCGAGGCGCGCGAGCTCGATCGTGCGCAGGCGCTGGAACGCCGCGCGCTCGAAGACGATCTCGACATCGCCCGCGCCCGCGGCGACGAACGTGCCGAACGTGCGATCGAACGTCGCCTCGAACTCGAAGAGCGCATCGCGGAGCTGCGCCAGTTCGGACTGTCGGAAGAGGCCGCCACCGCACGCGCCCGCGATGAGGTCGCCGCCCTCGAACAAGCGGACATGCAAGGCAAGTTCCGCGAATGGTTCCGGGGCGGCGTCAGTGCAGCGATCGAGGGCGACCTCGGCGAGTTCTTCGAGAACTGGCTGCGTGAGCGCGCCGCCGCTGGGCTGGAAAGCGCCTTAAACGACGTCGCCGATCTGCTCTTCAACGCCTTCCGCGACGTGCTGAGCGGCGTCATGCAATCCGGCAGCGAAGGCCTGGGCAGCGCCATTGCCTCGATCTTCTCACCGACCTCCGTTCCAGGATTCGGCGGCGGCATGATCGAGCTCGACAAGTCGGCCGCCGATGCCGCGTCAGCCCTCGGCACCGTGCTGAGTGCAGCCGCAGCCGATGCCGCGAGCAAGCTTGCCCTAGGCAGCGCCGTTGCCGCGGCCTCCGCCGCCAAGGATGCGGCGAACGCAACTATCAAGGGCACGGCTGTCACCGCCGAAGTGTTCGCGATGAACGCGCTCACGAAGGCGGCGCTTGCTGCAGCGAACGCGCTGGGCCAGGTCGCGACGCAAGGCGGTGGCGGCTCCAGCACGATCCTGAGCACGATCGCTTCAAGCTTTCTGCGCTTCGGCGGCGCCCGGATGGCAGGCGGGCCCGTCATGGGCGGCGCGGCCTATCTCGTCGGTGAAGGCGGCCCCGAATTCTTCGTCCCGAAGCAACCCGGCACGATCATCCCCAACGGCGGCTTCGGCGGCGCCACGATCCAGATCGTCGACAAGAAGACGATCAACTTCACGGGCACCAGCGAGGAGATGCGCCAGCTGCGTCAGATCCTCGCCGAGGATCAGGCGACCCGCGATCTGCAGGTCCGCGCCTTGGTGAATGACCAATTCTCGCGCCGTCAGATTTTGAGGTAAGCGGCTGATGGCGATCACGTACCCGCGTACGATTCCATCGACGCGCATCAGCTCCGTCTATTTCGAGCCCGAACCGCAGGAAGCGAATTCTGGCGAGCAAGGCGGGCGGTTCATCTCCACCATGCTGGGGCCGACGCTTTGGGCTGCGAAGTTCTCGACGGAATGCGCGTCCGAGGTCGAGTTCTCGCGCTGGCGCGCCTGGCTCGACAGCCTCGACGGATCGGGCCGCGAGTTCTTCGCCTACGATGTGCGCCGGCCCCTGCCCTGGAATTATCGGCGCGGCTTCGTCGACGCCAACGGCAACGCCTTGACGCGCGCCGTCAGCGGCGGCGCCTTCAACGGCACGTCGACGGCATGGGAAGCGAACACGGCGCGCGATGAGATCACGATCGGCGATGGCAGCGGCCAGCAATTGCCGGTCGGCCTCCAGCTGATCGAGGGTGACTACATCGAGCTCCGGAAGAACAACTTCCGCTCACTGCACCGCTGCATGGAATCCTACAGCGCCAATTCGAGCGGCGTCGGCATCTGGACGGTGCGCCCGTACATCCATCCCGACGTCGCCGCCGATTGGACCGTCAACCTGATCAAGGCCTCTTGCCGGATGGTGGTCACCGGCCGCGATCGCGACGCCGAACACAAGAGTCGCCGCGTCGCCTTCGAGGCCAAGCAAAACCTTGAGTTCGAGTAGATGTCGAAGCAGCTGGCGAGTGAGGCGATTGCAGCACTCGCGGGGCGCAGACCTGTCATCGGCGGCGCCGCTCGGCTGATCATCGACGACGACCACCGCTATTGCTTCTTCTCCGGCGTCGGCAAAATGCTGCTGCCTGGCGAACCCGAAACCGACATCTTCAAGGGCGTCGGCTCGCGAGCGCTTATTGTCCCGATCAGCTCGCAGATCGGCGGCGCCGCAGAGGGCGTCACGATCACGCTGTCGGCGCTCGACCCCGACATCGCGGCAACCATCGAAAGCGTCGATTACGCCGGCAAGCCGTTCACGATCTGGCGCCTCGTCTTCACCCCCGATGCGCCGAGCATCTTGCTGGGCGCCATGGTCTTCATGCGCGGGCGGCTCGATTACGTCACCGTGACGGAGAAGGTCGGCGGGCAGGCCTCGATCGAATTCCACATCGAGGGGCCGCGGCGCGACATGAGCCGGCGCGGCGCCCGCATCCGTTCAAACGCGGACCAGCGCGTGCTTGGCGGCGTCAATGACGGCGGTTTGAAATACGTCTCGACGGTGGCGCGCAAGACGCTGCGTTGGGGCCAGAAGCCTGAGACCGCGGGCAGCGTGCACGGCGGCGGCTCAACCGGCGGCAGCGGCCACGGCGGCCTGCAGTCGAGGTCGTACTGATCATGCGCCGCCACGACTGGCCCGAACGGTTGTTCGCCTACCTGCGCGCGCGAGAGCGCCGCGTCTTCGAGTGGGGCAAGTGCGCGCACGATTGCTGCAGCTTCGCCAATGGCTGGCTGATCGAGGCGATCGACAAGGACGGCCTCGCCGACATCCCGGACTACGCGTCGGAAGCCGAGGCTATGGCGATCCTTGAGGAGACGCCGCTCGAAGACCTGATCGATGCAAGGCTGGAGCGGCGCGAAAGCCCCGCGATGGCGCAGCGCGGAGATCTCGGAATGGTGCGCACCGATCGAGGCGCGACCGTCGTGATCGTGCTCGGCGCCGAAGTCGTTGCGCCCGATCTGCGCGGGTTAGTGCGTCTGCCGCGCACCGCAATGGAAATCGCTTGGATCGTTTGATGAAGCGCCTCGGCCTCTTCTTGGCGACAGTGCTGTGTGCGCTGCTGACCAGCACGCCGGCGGCGGCCGACCCAATCAGCGCCGTCATCACGGTGGTGTCGGCGATCGCTTCGACGATCGGCAGCGCTATCGCGGCGGCAAGCGCATTCCTCGCGGCGTCGACGTTTGGCCGCATCCTGCTGCAGGTCGGGCTCCAGCTCGCGCTGCAGGAGCTCTTTGCCCCGAAGCGCTCCAGTGTGGCGGAGCGTCAGGCGCTGGTGCTCGAAATGTCGCTCGGCGAGACGCCGCGCGAGGCCATCTTCGGACGCTGCGCCACCGGCGGCTCGCTCGCGAACGCCTGGAACGACGGGCCCGACAACGATTTCGAGACGCTCGTCATCGTGCTGGCGGACCACGAGTGCACCGCGATCGAGGGCTTCTATCTCGACGACAAATATTACGCGCTCACCGTTCAGGGCGTGCAGCTCAACCCCGACTTCATCGACGAAGCCGGCGATAATCCCAACAAGCTCTTCATTCAGTGGAAGCTCGGCGCGCCTGGCGCGGTGAACCCAAGCTACATCACGAGCGAAGGCGTCGCCGCTGGCGAGTGGACGCCGACGGAAGCCGCGGCCGCCTTCGCGGGCCAAACGATCGTGGTGGCGCGCTATCGCCGCGACGACGAGGTCTGGTCGAACGGCCGCCCGCGCTTCCGCTGGGTGGTGAAGGGGCTGAAATGCTACGACCCGCGCAAGGACAGCACGGTGACGGGCGGTTCCGGTGCGCACCGCTGGGGCCAGCCCACCACCTACGAGTGGACCGATAACGCGAAGGTCTGCCACTCCAATTACATCTGGGGCGTCTGGAATTACGCGGCTGACCCGCCGCAGCTGATGGTTGGGCCCGGCAAGTCGTTCGAGGAGCATCCCGCCGCCGACCAGATCGCGGCGATGAACCTTTGCGACGAAGACGTCGCCTTGAAGGCCGGCGGTACGGAGAAGCGCTATCGCTGCGGCGGCGTCATCCGCGCGGACTCGCCGTGGATTGACGAAGAAGAACACTTCGCAGCAGCGATGGGCGGTCAGCTCGTGGAGCGCGCCGGCACGATCGGCATCGACCCCGGCGTCGCCAAGGCGGCGGACTTCACGTTCACCGACGACCAGCTGCTGCGCGGAATCGATCTGACCTATCGCGAGCGCGTCGGCCGCGACAAGCGCGTCAACACCGTGATCGCGCGCTACGCTGACCCGAACCAGCTTTACGAACAGACCTCGGCGCCGATGCGCCGTTCGCTCGAAGACATCGCCGCGGACGGCGAAGTCCGCGACGAAACGATCGATCTCGTGCTTGTGCAGAGCGGCACGCAGGCGCAGCGCATCGCCGAGATCAAGCGCCGCAAGAACCGGCTCGAAGCCACCGCCGTTGTGGCGCTTGGCCCATCCTATATGCGCGTCGAAGACGGCGACTGGATGGAATGGACCAGCGCCCGCCGCTTCGGTGGCGAGACGCGCACGTTCGAAGCCCAGGGCGTCGCGCACGACGATTCCGGCAATGTGCGCGTACCGCTGAAAGAGATCGCCGCCAGCGTGTTCACTTGGAACCCGGCGACCGATGAGCTCGATCCGAACCAACCGGCTTACCTACCGCCTGCGGCGCTGCCGGCGGCGGAAGTGCAAGACTTCGACGCGGAGCCGATCGAGATCACGTCGGAAGACGGCATCAGCGGCGGCGCCATCCGCGCAACCTGGACGCCGCCGGCTGATGTAACCGTCACCGGCATCCGCCTGGAGTATCGCCCCAAGGGCGGCGCCGCCGCGACCTCGGTCACGGTGCCGCGCGACATCGTTCTGCTGGGCGAATACGTCATCGCGGCGCTGCCGGTGGTCGACGTCGATTACGAGGTCAGGGCGACTCCCGTGGTGTCGCCGCGCCGCACCGTCTTGACGACGGCCTGGCGCGAGGTCGCGCTCTCGGCGCCCTTCAACGATCCGGAGCCGCCGCTCAATTTCGTCGGCTACCAGCAAGGCGATCAGATCCGCTTCGTCTGGACCCAATATGTCGACACGACGCTGCAGTACGAGATCCGCTGCGGCAACACGTTCGACTTAGGCCGCTTCGTCTGGCGCGGCAGCGGCGGCGCCGCCAACGTGAACTGGCCGATCGTCGACGAAAACGACGACCTGCTCTTCTGGATCAAGACGGTCCACCGGAGCGGCGTCTATTCGACGAACGCTTCGCTGTGGGTGGCCGCCGTTGTCGAAGGCACGCGCAATTACGTGCTCGCCGAAGACTTCCAGGCGCAGAATTTTCCGGGGGTGCTGCACTCTCTGAGCGTCGCAAATATCGGCGGCGAGACCGTGCTCGAACTGCTGAGCGAGGAAGGGACCGGCTACAGCCAGACGCGCGGCGACTACTACACCAGCGTCGATCTGATCGCTTCGTTCAGTGCGCGCACCTGGCTGGAGTACCGCGCCTCGGCCTCCGTCGATGACGTCCCGACCTGGGAAGGCACCGAGGAGACTTGGGACGATTTCGGCGACGACGACTGGACCCCTGAGATCGCCGACGCTGGCGGCGACGCCGCGATCGATGCGTTCATCGCGCTCAATGTCGACCTGTCGTCGACGCTGATCGAGGGCTTCCGCTTCAACGATTCTCTGACCGGCGCCCGGGGTGAGACACCGACGGCGTCGAGCTCGATCACCTACGCCCCGGCGAAGGCGGCGAACGGCGTCGTGGTGGCCGGCTCGCTCGAATACGACATCGACCTGCCCGTGGCGTTTTCGTCGCTGCAGGACGTGCGGCTCATCGGGCCAGCGCCAACCACCGACAAGGTGCTGGTCGAGTTCTCGAACAGCTCCGGCGCCTGGCTTCGCTTCGCATGGCGGGCCGAGGATGAGTCCTTCGTGCTGGAAGGAAACTTCGGCGCCGAGGTCCGCTTCGCTGGGGTCGAGTGGATCGACGACGACACGCTCTCGCTTTCGATTTGGCAAAGCGCCGATGCACGCGGCGGCATGCTGGCCTCACGCCGCCAACCCGACCCGGTCACCGGCTCGGCGCAATTGATCTGACACCGGAGACTGAACGACGTGGCAAACGCTCCCTACACGAGCTTTCTCAATCTGCTGTGGAAAGGCGACATCGATCTTGAGAATGACACCATCAAGGTCGCGCTGATCGACACCGCGGATTACAGCTTCGATTCGGCGCACGATTTCTGGAACGATGCCGTTGCCGGCGCAGTCGGCACCCCGACGGCGCTCACGTCGAAGACGTTCACGGCTGGGGTGTTCGATGCAGCCGACGTCACGATCCCGACGGTCAGCGGCGATCCCTGCGAGGCCTTGATCCTCTTCAAGGATACCGGCGATCCGGCGACGTCGCCACTGATCGCTTACCTCGATACAGGCGTCACCGGCCTGCCGGTCTCGCCGAATGGCGGCAACATCACGATCCAGTGGAACGTGTCGGGCGTGCTGGCGCTCGTCTGATTGAGCCGCTGACGTGACGTTCCCCACTGTTGTCGAGGTCAAGCGCGGGCAGTCCAACAGCGACTTGCTGGCACGCAGCGTTCAGCTTCCGACGGTCACGGCCGGGCAGACCCTGCTCGCCTTCTTCGCGGTTCGCAGCGGCGCCACCGTTACCTGGGATAACGACACCGCGGGCGAATGGAGCCCCGTCGATTCCACAGCGTACAGCAGCTATGTCGGCCTGCACGTCTTCAAGAAGATTTGCGACGGCAGCGAGAGCGGGCTTTCGCTCAGCATCAACACCAACATCGCGACGCGCGCTGTCTGGCACATCTATCGGCTGAGCGAAGCGACGGGGGAGATCGCTGCTGGCGCCGCAGTCACCGGAAACGACCGAGTCGCCAATCCCCCGAACTGCGCGCCGCCCTGGGGCGCCGACGACGTTCTATGGATCACGACGGTTGCGATCCGCGATCCCACAGCCACGCCATCGACGCCATCGAATTACGACAACCGCCAATACGACGACACTGGCGGCAATCTCGGCCTCGCATCGGCGCGGCGCTCGCTGAACGCCAGCAGCCAGAATCCCGGTGACTGGACGCTGTCGCCGTTCTCCACTTCGCGGCGGTTCATCACCAACACCTACGCGATCAGGGGCGGCATCGTCGCGCTGCAGCCGCCGCGCCTCAACATTGCGGTGACGCCGCGCGCGCCGCAGCTGAACTTGGCGCTCGCGGCGCCGCGCCTCGACATCGCCGTGACGCCGCTGGCGCCATCGGTTGGGTACGATCAAGAGCTCGAAGCGCCGCTGCTCGAAATCGAGCTCACGTTTCCGCAGGCCAAGATCATCACAGGCGTCGGCCCGCCGCCGCTACTGATCGACCTGCAAGTCTATGCGCCAGAGGTGCGGCGCGAGCTGCACAACGTTGAGCCGCCGCGCCTCGACATCGAGGTGAAGCTGCGCCGGCCCCTAGTCACCGGCGGCACGCGCGTCACGCCAGTGTTCGACAAGGTGTCGATCGGCCCCTTCCCTGGCGCCGTCGCTGACGTCGAACTGATCCAGGGCTCATCGGCTGGCGCCGCGTTTCAAACCCGCTGGAACATCCGCGGGCCTGTCGGCTTCGGCGACTTCGCCCCATTCGTGGCCGGTGAATACGAGTTTCAGAGCGCCGTGATCTGGATGCGCCTCACCGTCGAGGCCGTCGAGCGCATTTTCGCGATCACGCGCGCCAAGCTGAACATCGATGTGCCTGACGTCATCGATCGTGGCGAAGCCGAGATCGCCGAAGGCGGGCAGTACGTCACGTTCAACCGCGGCTTCTATCAGCCGCCCGAAGTCGTCGCCCAAGTCGTCGCCGCCGATGGCGTCATCACGGTGCCGCGCGTGACTGTGCGCGACGACATCGAGACCGGCCGCTTCTTCGCAACAATCCATTTCGGCGACGATCTCGACGACAGCGTCGACGGCAAAATCAAGTGGATCGCCACCGGCTACTGAGCTGAAGGACGCAAACGCAAGATGGTTCAAACGTTCGAAGATTTTCCTGCAACCCAAAAAATCCGGGACAGCCGGCCGAAAATCGCTGCGCGTGATGAGGCGTTGCGGAGCTGCTTTTCCGGCACGGCATTCCCGACTGATCCAGCGCCAGTCGTCGGGCAATATTGCTTCAGAACCGACGAAAAGAAGCTCTACCAGTGCCGTGAAGCGACGGGGCCGATTTGGGTTGAGCAGCCGACGTTCATCAACGCGCTGACTGCCACCGTCCTGCGTGCGATCGATGCTGCAGCGCACGTTCCGAGCGGCGCTATTGCGCTTCTCCTCGAAACGGAGATTGCGTTCTATCGCTATGATCCAGCATCCGAGGACGCACATAATGGCACAACGGTTTTACGCCCCTCTGTAGGGGCCGCATCAACAGGGGCTGGCCGCTGGCTGCTGGTGTTTTCGGGCTCGCCTGCGTCCGAAGCCATGACGCCTGTGTTGGAGGAGACAACTGTAGCCAGAGCCATGGCGCGGTTGGGTGGGCCGAACTGGATCAACGTCAAGAATCCGACTTACGGCGCGTTGGGCGATGGCAGCAATGACGACACCGCAGAGATCGCAGCGGCGATCACAGCGGGAGGCGCGTCCGGCGCCACGATCTATTTCCCGCACGGAACCTATATCATCTCCGACAATTTGGAACCGCTGGCCAACCAGGTCTGGATTTTTGACCGCGGCGCTAAGTTGAAGTTTGCCAGCGGCACATCCAGCAAGGATGCGATCCGCATCGGCGCCAGCGCTGACGATGTGACGCTTATTGACGCTTATGTCGATGGGAACGCCGCCAACACGACAAGCTGCGGCGGGATCACGGTGTATGGTGATCGTTGCGTTCTGATCCGCCCGAAGGTGCGCGACGTCGATGGTTACGGAATCTATCTCGGCGCCAACACGGACGATACTTACATCATCGATAAAGACATTGGCGGCACGGTTGGCAATATCGGCATCTTCCTGGACGGCGGCACGAACACCGCCACAAAGAACGGCCCTCGCATCGAGGGCGGCCGCGTCGATCGCTCGGCAATGCCTGCGAGCCTCACGCAAGGTGGCATCCAAATTCGCGGGTCATCGTCCTACCCGCTCAAGGGCGGCTATGTGCGCAATGTCGAAGTGCGCATGCCAACCTCGCCGAATGACAGCTCCAATCTCTGCATCGAGGTTAGAAATGCGCCTGGTTTTAAGGCGGATGGGTGCACGACGTTTGGCGGCTCAATGGGGGTAAGCCTGGATCATTGCCCCAGCGCCATCGCCAGCGATTGTTCTATTAAGGGCTTCGCTATAAACGGCATTGAGATAGCTAACAGCTCGGATGGGGCCTCTGTCTCAGGGGGTACAATTGATGCTGATGGCGTCACCGGGACAACCGGAGTCGCTATTCAGGGCGCCACGGGCACGAACGACGACGTGAGTGTCGACGGCACCACCATCCTCGGCTGCGATACGCGAGGCGTTTACGGGTATGCCTCAGAGCGCATGGTTCTCTCCAATGTCACCGTCAAAATGGTTGGCGGCGACGCCGTCTATATACAAGAGCAAGAAGGCTGGGCGATTGGAGGCAGTACGCTCGATGGCGGCGATACGCCGACAGCAACAAACGGCGTTGTTATATCGGGCTCAACTGGCGAAGGCACGATCTACGGCACCCTGATCCAAAACTTCGCCACCAACGGCGTTCTTCTGACGGCGTCCAGCGCGATTACGATCGATGACATCGCAATCGTCGGCAACACGTTCAAGGGTAACGGCGCCGCCATCACGACCACGCTTTCTGGCGGCGCAACGATCGGCTCAAACGTAAAGGTCTTGGGCAATCCAGGCGCCACCGACTACGTCGACTTCGCCAACTTGCTACCGCTCTATCAGGCTGGCACGTTCACGCCGACCGTGACGAGCTCCACGCCTGGCGACCTGTCAGTGTCGTACACGACGCAGGTCGGCAATTATCAGCGCGTTGGCAAATGGGTTCAGATCGAGATCAATCTGAACTTCACCCCAACTTATACCACGGCAACCGGCGCTGTGCGGATCGGCGGATTGCCGCTTGCGGCGGTTGCGTCGGCAAATCCGAGCGACTTTGTGCTGACGGACATCACGGCGTTCAACTGGCCAGCGTCACGCACGCAACTTGTGCCGGTCGCGAACTCTGGTCAGAGCTACATTACGATCCAGGCGCTTGGATCGGGCGTGAGCCCGAGCGAGCTGGCGATTACGGACAAAGCCAGCGGGAGCGGCGCCATCCTCCGCATTCGCGGCCGCTACCGCGTCGCCGCTTAAAGCGGCGTCAGCATCCAGGTCGCGCGCTCCACGGTGAGGCGCAGATCGTGGCGCTCTGCAAAATCCAGCACCGGAGCTCGAATGGGTGCGTTGCCGGCGTGGTCACGCCAGCACCAATCGTCGCCTGTGATGATGCAGTCTGGCCATAGTTCGCGGATGACATTCATTTCGTCGCCGGTTTTCATGGCGTCGAGAAACGCGATGTCGGGCTTTGCACCACGCGCCTTAAGCTCATGCAAAGCCGCCGGCGCATAGCCACGAACCGGAGTGAAGCGGCCTCGATAATCCCAAAGGTTGGAAATCGTCGCGAGGAATCCGGCGTCTGGGCGCTTCATCTGCGCGATGAACTCCGCCTCGCTCATGCCGCACAGGTCGACATGCGCACGGTAGAAGTCGGCATTGCGTTCAAAATACCCGCCGACATCCATATCCGCGGGCCACGGATCGACGCCGATCACATGCAGATCAGGGCAGGCCTCAAGCCACTGCAGGCTTGATCCGCCTACGTAGACCCCAACTTCAAGCATAACCTTCAGCCCGCGCGTGCGGATGAGATCAATCACCAGACGTCGCCCGCCGCCGTCGAGCGCCCATCTGAACGGACGAAAATTTGGGCGCTCGGAATAAGCTTTGTCGACCATCGGCTGACCATAATGCAGCGCCAGCCCCTAAGCCAAGCTGGTCAATGACCTGACCCAATGTCCCGGCAAGGCAGCCCCCCTTGTCGACGGTGTCGCATCCAGGCCGACGCCGCCGCAAATCCCGCACGCCTGGAACCCACGGAGCTAATATGAAACTGTCATCGATCGTCGCCGCGCTCGCGGCGGCGGCAACCTTTGGCGTGCTTGCGCTCGCCACCCCGGCCGCCGCTGAAACTATCGCGGCCAACACTGGCGTTGTCGCTGATCTGGTCGCCCCGATGCCGGCGGCTGGCTCGGAGTTCAACGGCGAGCAATCGGCCGATCTCACGACGTATGCGCCGGACGGGCGTGTGGACCTTTCGCCCCTTCTGGAGGGCGTGCTGTCTCTGCTCGCTACGGCGCTGCTGGGCGCTACGGCCGCAATCACCGCAGCCGTCAACAAGGTGCTCAACCGCAATGCCGACGCAAAGCGTGCTGAGATGATCGCCGAATGGACGGAACGGGCGGTGCAGGCCGCGGCGAATTACGTCGAGGGCGCGGCCATCGGCCCGGACGGCAAGCCGCGCGAGGTCTCATTTCCCGTCGCTCAAGCATGGGTGGAGCGTGCGCTTGAGCAGAGCATCGCGCTCTTCGGCGGCATGCTGAAGCCAGTCGGCGGCGAAGATGCCCAGCGCCGCCGCATCTGGTCCTTGATGCGGCTGCCGGCGAATGAGCACGTCGCTTTCATGGCGCCGGTGGTGCTGCGTCCTGTCGAACTCCAAACCACCTCGCCGGTCGCGCCGGTCGCCCCGGCCGCAGCGTCGTGAACTGGCTACAGCTTGCGCTTCTCGTCGTCGATCTGGCGGGCTCAATCGTCCGCTGGATCGAGCGCGAGAAGCTGCATTCCGACATCGAGCGCGAACTCTTTCGCGAGAGGGTGAGAAAACACAATGAAGCCGTCTTCGAAGCGAAGGAAATTCGCGCTCGCGTTCGCGCTGAGCTTGACGCTGATCCTGGGAAGCTGCGCGAGCATCCCGACGCTCATTTCCGGGATTAGAGGCGCCAGCGAGCCCGAACCCTCCAGCGTGCCGTGTGACGCGCTGGAGCGGTTCAGGCCGTCACGCCAAGACACCGATGAAACCATCGCGCAGGCGATCGAGCACAACGCCGTGTTCGATCGCTTCTGCGGAAACGACGCGCCGTGAGCGCAGATGGAGTCCCGCCGCCGGTGTTCACGTTCGACCATGCGTGGGGTGCAATCCTCACCCTCTTCACGATCGTATTGGGTTGGCTGCACCTCAGTCATCGCCGGGAGATCGACGATTTGAAAACCGCATCCGAAAAAGCGCAGAAGAGCGCCGACGACGTCGCGGGCTCGCTGGCCAAACACCAGCTCTATGCGGCGGAGACGTATGCGCGAAAGCCCGACGTCGAAAAGGCCATGGAGAAATCGGAAGAGCGCATCATGAAGCGGCTCGATGAGCTCTCCGAGGAAATCAAAGAGCGGTGGCCCCCGCCCCGCGCGAACTAAAACGAGGATCACAATGGATAAGCGCACGTCGGTGCGGCTGGCGAAACTCGCCGGCCGCGTCGTGAAGGATGGCGTCTGCACGCCCGCTGAGGCCAAGCGCCTCGCCGGCTGCGTGCTGGCGCAGGTGATGCCGAGCGTGCGCCCCAAAGCGCCGTCCGTGCGCGCCAAGCAGAAGGCCTGACGCACATGGAAATCACCATCCAAGTTCACCACCACATCCACCCCGCGGGCGAGCCAGGCGCTTCGGGTGTTGCCCTCCTCCTGGCGGCAATCGAGGAATTGAAAATGTCCCTGCAAGAGAAACTGAACACCGCGCTCGCTGAGGCGCAGGAGACGCAAACCGTCGCGGGCTCGATCATCGCGCTGCTGAACGGCATCAACGGCCAGCTGCAAGGCGTGCTGGCCGGCGAAGGCACGGTCGATGAAGTCATCACCAGCCTGAACAACACGCAGGAAGCGATCGCTGCCGCGATCACGGCGAACACCCCGGCGGCTGAACCTCCGGCCGAGCCGCCGGCAGACGAGCCGCCTGCCCAGTAAACAGAATCCGCCCTTCGGGGCGGTGTGCGGGGAAGAGAGGGGGCGGCTTCGGCTGCCCCCTCTCGTTTCCTTAAGCCTCAAATCGAACGGTCGGCGAACAGAGTTGCAAACCGCGTTGCAAACCATGCCGTGAGCGTCTCTTTTCGTTCTCTTCCAGCGTTGCGCCGACGCGCTGATTTCACTACGCATTCTGCGCGCAGGCCCCGTAGCTCAGCTGGATAGAGCAGGTCCGTCCTAAGCCGACAG